CCAGCACTGACGTAGACCGCACCGAGTCCCCTACCTGGTGGGACAAATTGCGAGACTCCGTCGACGAGTTCTTCCGCCGTGGCGAGCAAGGAACGAAGCTCTACCCCTAGCGGCTGATACACCGACCTACCGGGTCACTGGCCTCCGCCGAACGGCGGGGGCCAGTTTCGTGTCATGGGTGCGGCGGTTCTCACCACCCGCGGTCAATCTGGCGTGCGCGCAACGTGACCGCCTGCGTCGTTCTTAGTGGGCGGCACGACTGTGAGTCGGAGAATGTGCCCCGTCCCTGCGTGCACGCGCATCTCTTCGCGTGGCTGATCATGGTCCGGGGCGGCGAGCACGAGACCGTTGAGGTGCATTCCCTGGAGTCGCCTCGCAGTCTCGTAGTTCCATGCGAATGTCATTCGCTCGATGCTCCGTCCGATCGCCAGCCCGCAGCTGTAGGCGAGATCATGGATTTCGGCAGCGTAGTCGGTCGAGCGAGGCCACCACAGGCCGAGTTTCAGGTCCTCGTCGAGGTCCAGTCGTACGCGTTGTGTGCCGGTGTCCAACCGGTGCTTGGCGTGAGGGGAGCTCAACGCCGGCGTATCCAATGGGGTCGGGTGGGCATCGCCGGCACCGTTCCGTTCTGGCGGGGTTCGATCACTGCAGAGTTCATGCGTGCAGGTGCCGGGCTGCGATCTCCTCCGCAGCCGATGTGGACGCGTCAGGGGCGATGAGGGCGTAGATGATCGCGACGCGGGGGCCGCTGAACACCACAAGCCCCGCGGTGACGAGCAGGCGGGTTTCGATGGCGTCGCCGTCGCGTGCCGGGAGTTGGCGGGCACGTGTCGTCCAGTCCGCGGGGCTGAAATGGATGCACTCAAGAGCCTGGAGCTTCAGCCCGACGGACGGGAGCACGGTGGGAAGCTCGGCCTGCAGATCGCGGCTGCGGGGCCACCACACTCCGTCGATCCCGCGCGTGAAGGCGGTCCTGTGCGGCAGGAGGACTCGGCCAGGTATCGGCGTGGGGGTTCCGTCCCGGGTGGGTCCCCGGCTGAGTAGTCGCCGGAGGGCCTCGGGCCCGGGTTGCGCGCGTGCTCTCACTCGACGCTCGGGTCGGTGGATATGACCGTCCGCGCATCGTCGCGGGCCGTGGTCAGGGCTGCGATGACGCTGTCGAGGACGGCGATCGGTATCCCGATTCGTCGCGGCGACTTCTGGTCGGTGACCAGTAGTTCGACGTCGGCGGCGGAGATGTCGCCGGTGCTGTTGTTGAGCGTCTTGATCGTGGTCTCGATGGTGACCTGGCGGTGGGTCAGTGTGCGGGCCGACCACCAGCGTTCGACGGAGCCGTCGAGGTTGCGGTAGGTCGTGATGGGGTCCAGATCCATGCGCAGGTGATTGTTCATGGCGATACCTCAGCGACAGGCGGAGCTGTTCGGGTAGCCGGTGGTGCGTGGCCGCCCTCGTTGTCCCACACGCGCTCAGCGTCCTGCCGTTGATGGAGCCTCGATGTGGTCTCGGCTGCCTTCTCGTTGAAGGCGTGCGCGAACTGGGATAGAGCGCCGGTCATGGCGAGCACGGAGGCCAGCTCCGCGACCTCCTGTTCCGTGCCTGGAGGGATCAGGGCGCACACCAATGAGGACTTGATTCCAACGAATCGAACTGTGTCGAGCTCCTGCGTGGTGTAGCCGTCCAGCCGAACGACATCGCCGTCGATCAGCACCTTCCGAGGAGCAGCGTCCCAGTTGGAATAGCGATAGCACACCCTCTCAAGTCCGCAGACGCGATCGCGAAGGAGCGGATATACCTGCTGCAGTTCGTCGTGCAGGTCGCGTGAGCGAGGCCACCAGACGCCGTCGACTGCGCCGACGATCGAGCCGATCGGTTTCAGTTCGAACCGCGCAGGGACGGGTGCAATAGGGGGAAGTGGATGCGTCATGAGGACGCTCCGATCCGGAACAGGGTTCCGATGAGCAAGCCGAGAGCACCAAGGGGATCCCGGTGGGAAATCAACTCGCCCTTAGTGTACGCCCCGCGGTTCTCCTGTGCTGTTCTCGCTCAATAGCGTTCGCTCAGCTCATGCTCCAGGCCAGAAGCGCCGCGACCAGCCCGCCAACGATCCACGGCCACTTGCGACGACGCCTGGGCGCTGTATCTCGTTGTTCGCTCATCTCCCCTGTCTACCGGAACTCAACACAACGTGCCCGGGGCCTGCTTCGCTGACGCCTGGACGCCTTCCTGGTACGCATTGGAGAGTGGAGCACCACCGTCCGAGCCGCCGACCAGCCCAGCGCCGTGAAGTCCGCACTCGCACGAGCGATCAGACTAGGGCTCGTGCAGAAATGGCCGCACAGTCAGCGTGTGCACGTACGGCGCCTGCGATCAGCATGAACGACGAGAACGACCCCTCACCCTGGGATGGATGAGGGGCCGTTGTCGTGCTCGAGGTCGCCGCGGGCTACAGGGCGCGCTTGACCGCCGCGTTCGCAGACCGCAGCGCCGCCGCAGTCTGCGGGTGATCGGCCTCGATGAGCGGCACGACGTCATCGACGCGCTCGGTGAGATGGTCAACCGCTTCCGTCAGGCCGCGCAGCTCGGCCCGCACCGCGATCAGCTGGGCGTTGACCCCGGCGGTCAGCGACGCCGCTGTGGTCGTCAGCTCAGCCGCGGCGTCCGTGAGGAACTTCGCCGCCTCGGCCCGCGACTTCCCTCGGCCGGCGATCGCGCCGATCAGCGCGACGACGATCGACCCGATGACACCACCGCCGCCGAGGCCGACGATCAGGTCGGTGGTCATCGCACCCCCTGAGCGCGCAGAGCTCGCGCGAGCACGCGGGTCTGGTGGATGCGGCGGCCGTCGCGGAGGATGATCGCCGCGGTGCACACGGTGAGGCCGACATAGCCCCACACGGCGAACACGCCAGTGCCCCACCACGGGGACTGCAGCACCGCGGCCACGTAGGTCGCGAGACAGGTGACGACGCCGAGGTTGCCGCCGAGCTGCAGCCACAGGCCGGACCACTTGTTCGGGACGCGGGTCCCGAGGAGCACGACGAGCGGGCAGGCGATCATCAGCGCGATCCACGTGTAGTGGGCGTGCTCACCCATGGCGCGCTGGATCGTCGACGGCGCGCGCCCGAACGACGCCATGTAGACACCAGCGGTGAAGTAGCACGTGTACATGACCGCCTGGTACAGACGCACCGTCTCGCTGTCGATGAGCTGCCAGAACCGCGCGAGCACCGGGTTCACCGGACCAGGCTCGGCGACGCGCGGTTCGGGCCGATCGGCAGCGACACCACGGAGGTGAGCAGCGAGATCAAGGCCGCCGTGCCCGCGATGCCCGCGGCCTGCGCCCAGTTGACGTCGGTGAACACGAACGCGTGCGAGCCGTCGACCACGGGGATCGCGCCACCGAGGGTGGCGAGGAAGGTGCGCGCCGCGCGGGCGAGCGTCTCGACGTACGGGTTCGCGGACGCCCAGGCGGTCTGCGCCAGGGCGAGGACGACGGTGCCGATCGTGGCGATCGCGGCGCCCTGCACGGCGGTCGACCACGGCACGTTGAGCACCGAGGTGCCGGCGACGAGGAACAGCAGCAGCGTCTGCGCGAAGGTCTTGACGGCCTTCTCGGCGACGTCGGTGGCGACGTCGCGCACGCTGGTCGCCGTCGTGCCGTCGGTGTAGGTGTTGGACATGGTCATGCCTCCTTGGTGAGTTGCCGCGTGACCCCGGACGGGTGCCACGTGAGGGTGCCGCGCTCGAACTGCTGCACACGGCCGCCGTCCGAGGTGGGCTGTTCGTCGTTGAGCGGGTAGCCGAGCGGCCCCTGCTCGTAGCCGTCCGCGCCCCACCGGGCGCCGATCGCGCCGAGCACCACCGCGCCCTGGGGGTCGCCGTCGCGGCGGTACAGCACGCCGCCCTCGAACGCCTGCACCGCGCCGGACGCGGCGTCCTTCGCGGTGAGGCGCGCGAACTCGCGCACCGGGAAGCCGAGCGCGCCGCCGGTGCCGCCGCGGCGCTGGTACTCCTCGAGCAGCCCCGAGGTGCCGGCGGGCATCGACCGGTCCGCGCGCGGCACGGCGCGGGTGCCCGTGCTCGCGGACCAGTAGACGATGGCGTTGTCGAACTCGGCGGCGCGGCCGCGGCCGTCCTTGCCGACGTTGACCTCGCCGATGGTGAGGCGCTTGCCGATCCACGCGTGGCCGGCCTGGGTGGCGTAGAAGTCGATCTCGTTGCGCACCGGCGCGGGCGGCACGGCGCCCTTGAGGTCGGCCTGCTGCGTGGCGACGTCTCGGCGGAAGATCTCCATGTTGATCCCGCCCGGGTCCCACTTGCCCTGCACGGCGGCCCACTCCTTGTGGCCGATGACGTGGCTCGCGGGCTGCCCGAGGCGGTTGAGGATCGCCGCGACGCCGCGCACGTACGCCTTGTACTGCTGGTCGGTCCACGGGATGTGGTGCGGCTTGCCGGGGGTGCCGCCGCCGTCGTTCGCGGCCTCGATACCGATGGTGAGCCGGTTCGCGTCGTTGGCGGGCAGGCCCGGCCAGGAGCCGGTGCCGGCGTGCCATGCGATCCCGGCGCCGACGAACGTGTACACGCCGTCGCGGGAGAGGTAGAGCTGCGACGCGAGGCCGAGGCTCGGGTGGTTGGCGATGCCGTTGGGGGTCTCGCCGAAGCTGCCGGTGTGGTGGGCGACGACGCCCCAGATCTCGCCGAAGTCGCCGTGGCCGCGGTCGTAGGCGCCGGGGAACTCGTCGCACCGGAGGCCGGCGTCGCGCAGTACCTTCGGCAGCCATGTCGGATCAGGCATGGTGGTGTCCTTTCGGTTTCAGGCGGCCGTGGTCTTGACCGCGCGGGTGAGGAGCTCGATGCCGCTGATCGGCTGGCCGCGCCAATCCCGCCAGTCGCGGCGGAAGTAGGCGTCGGTGTGGCTGCCGAGGCGCGCGTAGGCGTACAAGCCGTCGATCGCGTCCTTCCAGCGGGTCCAGAACCGCGGGTTCATGGCCTGCCACGGCTCGCGGCCGAGGAGCGCCAGGCGGGCGGCAGTGAGCTGCGGCGCCACGTCGGCGGCCCACGCGATCGGGTCGGCGAGGCTCATGGCGCGGATGAGACCGGCGCCGGTGCGCAGCGGTGAGTCGGCGGGCATGGCGGTCATGACGTCGCCGGGTGCGGCGATCTCGGCCCAGCCGAGGCGGTGTCGCTGCGTTGCCGCGTAGATGCCCTGCCCGGCGGCGGTGCGGCCGTAGCTGCGGCCCTCGACGCGGGCGGGGTTCGCGACGAACCCGGCGAGCGCGAGCTTCGGGAGGCCGCCGCCTTGGCCGCCGGGGTCGCGGCGGTTGAGCCACTCGCTGACGATGACCCCGCCGAGGCTGTAGCTGAGGACGATGAACTTGCCCGGTGCCGCGGCGTACGCGGCGTCGAGGAGCCGGATCCCCTCCTCGATGGTGGCGCGCATCGACGGGGAGTTGATCGGCCCGCCGACCGGGCCGAGAGTGGCGGGGTGGACGATCTCGACGTGCCGAAACCGGCCCTTCGGGAGCGCTCGGATCACGTTGAGCAGCAGGTGGTTAGTGAGCGGCTCGCCGCATCCGCGGACCGTCGCGACGGTGATCGGGGTCATGGCGCCTCCTGGGCTGGTGGGGGTGATCGGTGCGCCACTCGCGGGCGCGGGCGGCAGGGCGCAGAACGGCAACGGCGAGCACGGCGAACAGCTCGCACGCTGAGCTGTTGACGGTGCGGCGCATCGGGGCTCCTGCGGGTATGCGAGAGCCCCGCGGGCTGGTGCTCGCGGGGCTCGAAGGTGGCGGGCCTACTGCTCCTTGTGGCGGGTGCGCGGGGTGACGTCGATCGGCACCGCCTCCGCGTTCGACGTGAGCGACGAGTCGAGGTTCGCGGCCCACAGGTACGTGGAGCCGTTCCACACGCTGTAGCTGCGCGCCGTCTTGCTCGGCGGCAGGCTGTACCCGCACTTCGAGCCGACCGCGACGGCGTACCCGGCGTCGGCGCCGGAACCCATCGCGGACGCGGCCCAGGTGGTGGCCGCGCTCGCCGGGGTGGTGGCGATCGGCGCGGCCGCGCCGGCACCGGAGGCGGCGTGCACGGTGTCGCGGTCTTGCTCGTGGACCTTGACGACGTTGCCGAGGCTCGCCTTGTAGTCGCAGACCGTCTTGTTGACGGCGTCCGTTGCTGGCATTGTTTGTCTCCGTTCAGGATTGACGTGCGTAGAAGGATGCGCGGCCGTTGCCGCCTGGACCACCGCGGGTGCGGGAGCCGAAGAACCCGCCGTTACCGCCCGCCCCGGCACCACCGGGGGCGCTGCCCGCGCCCGCGTTGCCAGTGCCACCCGCACCGGACGGGTAGTTCTGGCCGGCCACCGTGGTCGCGGCCGAGCTGGCGCCGTTCTGCCCCGACGCGACGGTCCCGGAGCCGCCGGGCGAGGTGATGCTGCCGCTGCCCCAGTCCGCGGTGGTGTCGCCGCCGGGGCTCGGGGCGGCGCTGTCAGAGTTCGCGGCCTGCGCGCCGCCCGTGCCAACGGTGCCGGTGATCGTCGACTGCGACCACGGGATGTCGACGCCGCGCTCGAGGGTGCGCACGACGTAGATCGCGGCGTTGCCGCCCTTGCCCGCGGTGCCGATGGCGCCGTTGCCGGTCTGGCCGGATGCGGCGCCGCCGATGATCACCTGGTCGATGAACCGGGACCAGCCGGGGATGTTGTAGGTGTACGCGCCGGTGGCGGTGATGTCGGTGCGCGCAGGCGCGTGCGCCGAGAACGCGGACGCCGCGGCGCCATCGCCGGTCGCGGTGCCGCCGCCGGCGAGGTGCGCGAGGACCGCAGCGGCGCTGTCGCCGAGGCTGACCCCGGCGCCCTGCAGGTGAGCGAGGACCGTAGCCGCGGCGCCACTGAGGCTGGTGCCGATGCCCGTGAGCGGGAACGCTGCGCGGCCTGCGCTGTCGCCGAGGCTCGTGCCGGTGCCGGCGAGATGGGCGAGGACGAGGGCTGCGCCGTCGCTGAGCGGTGTGCCGGTGCCGATCAGATGCGCGAGGACGGTCGCGGCGCTGTCACCGATGCTGGTCGCGGTGCCGAGGGAGCTCATGGCTACCCGGGCCGCGCTGTCGCCGACGCTGGTGCCGGTGCCGATGAGCTGCGCGACGCCGTCCCACCCGGGGACGCCGCCGTCGGTCTCGCGAGGTGGCCCTTCGGGGGACCAACCGAGCCGGGCCGCCCGGAGCCGCCCCGCCGGGTACGGGGTCCACGGCATCAGGGCACCAACCAGGGCATCGCCTCGCGGACCAGCGCGGCGGGGCTGCGCCACCAGCGGCCGTCGCGGTAGACGCACAGGTCGTCGCCGTTCTCGTGAACGGCGTACATGTCCGGGTGCGAGGCGGGCAGCGGGTCGAAGGTGCCGACGTAGTGGTACGCGGCGTCGTCACCAGGCGCGACGTCGGTCACCGGAAGTACTCCGTGATCAGGGCCTCACCGCGCCCGCCGTTCCCGCCGTTGCCGCCCGCTGCGGAGCCGTTTCCGCCGCCGCCACCTCCGCCGCCACCGCCACCGGGGATGCCGCCGTTGCCTCCTGGGCCGCCTGCCCGGAAGACGGTGTTCGTGTCCGCACCACCACCACCACCGCCGGATCCGCCCGAGAGGATGTCGTCGCTCGTCGGCGCATCCTGGCCGTTCCCGCCCGTGCCGCCTGCGTTCGCGCCAGACGCGCCGCCCTGGACCCGGTACGCGGGGAATCCCTGCTGGCCGGCGCTTGAAGCATCCGCGACGAGGTCGCCGCCCGCGCCGCCGTTGCCAGCCGAACCGGCGCCATACACCGCGCCGATCGAGGTAACGATTCCACCGCCGGCTCCGGACGCGATCGCCAGCAGCGAGCCGAAGGAGGTCGATCCACCGTAGGCACCGTTCGCGCCGCGGGTCGTTGAGCCCGCCCCGCCGGCGCCGATGGTAACCGTCTGCGAGGCCCCGACCTCGTCCGGGCTGAACTCGGCGTAGACGTAGCCGCCGCCGACGCCGGGAGTCCCGCCCTTGGAGCTGTAGCCCTTCGTCGAGTCGCCGGTGATGCCGTACCCGCGGCCGCCTCCCTGTCCTGCAGCGACGAGCCCGACGCCGGTCTTGACGCGCTCAGTGCATCCGGCGGGGACCGCGGAGCGGTTCCATGTCTGCGTGCTCGTGATCGGCGTGCGCACCACAGTGAGGCCGTCGACGGTGCCGACGGTGACGGCCTGCACCTGTACTGTCCCTTGGACGTTCGCCGCGGTGTCCTGCGCGCCGGTGGCGGTCGACCGGACACCGAGGAACGAGTTGATCAGCCCGTCAAGCGCGGGGATCCCCGTCGACGGCGCGGTGCCGTTGTTCCCGGCAGCGGTGAACCCGGTGAGGAACTTGGTCCAATCCGTCTTCGGAAGCAGCAGCTCGAGCGCATCGTCGAGGCCGCCGATCAGGGCCTTGGGGATCTCGCCGATCACCGACACCGGATCGGTGAGGAGGCCCGACAACAGGTCGTCGAGGTCCGCCTGCGTCCCGTCGGTCTGCGCCTGCCACGATCCGAACCCGTCGGCGAGATCCGTGATCTGCTGGAAGAAGTCGCCGACGATCGGGATGCCGAGGGCGTTGAGTCCGTGCTGAATCCACGTTTCGAGCCACCCGAACAGGTTCCCGAGGTCCTCGACGAGGCCTGAAATCCACGCCTGCGGGAGGTTCTGCGCGGGCTTCCGCAGCCACAGATCATCCCAGTTGACGGTGCCGCCCGTGGCCGCCGTGGTGCACTCCATGCGCACGCGCACGTAGGCCGTGTTCGCGGGCGGCGCCCACGATCCCGCCATGCCAGCCTCGAAGTCGGCGGCGTTCGCCGTCGACGGCGTGACCACGCCGATCTGCTGACTGCCGAGAAGCTGGTCACCCGCGTTGTACGCGAGGGTGCGGAGCACGAACGCGGGGCCGCCAGTCCCGGTGAAGTTGTCCCAGCGGAGCTTCCCGCCGATGTCGAGCGGCTGGCCGGGCGCGGCTTCGATCGCCTCGGACGTCTGCACGTGCTCGGCGCCGTCGAGGGTGCACTTCGCGCTGCCGGGCGCGGTGCGGCCGACGGTGGCGTCGTGCGACCAGTTCGGGTCGGTGTCGGTCTTGATCGACTCGGGGCTGTCGAACGGCTCGAGCCAGTTCTTCTCCTGGCCGGCCGCGGGGCGCCAGAGCTGCCCGAGCTCGACGTTGCCGAGCAGGCCGCCCGTCGCGAGCGAGAGGATCGCTCGCAGCATCACCTGCGGCAGCTCGCCGAACAGGAAGCTCGCGTCGAGCTTTCCGTCGGGGCGCAGGAACCCGAACAGTGCCTGGATCTGCAGGAGCACCTCGTCGTCGCCGTCGTAGGTGCCGAGGATCGCCTCGAGCAGCCCGACGAACTCGCCGATGACGGGCAGGTTCTCGATGAAGCTGAGGAGCAGCTCGGGCAGGTCGTCGGGGCCGTTGATGTCGGCGGGGTCGGCGTTGGCGACGGCGCTGTTGAACTCGGCCCAGATCCGCGTGAGGATGCCGAACGGGGTGAAGTCCGACAGCGGCGTACCGCCGGACGAGCCGCCCATGATCGACGGGAACCGTTCGCTGGCGCGGGAACGCATCGCGCCGCCGGACATGTCCTGCAGGCGGGCCTGCATCGTCTCGAGCGTGAGCGCGCCAGTCGGCAGGTTCGTGACGCCGCCGGGTGTGGTCACAGCGGCACCGCCCGGGCGGCCGCCTTGATCTTCTTCGGCGGGGCCGGCGCGGTCGCGGTGCGCGCGACGTACGGCTCGGCCTCGGTGGGCTGCGGCTGCTCGGGGAGCTGCACGGCCTCCTGACGCACGCCGTCGGTGATCCACGTCGGCGCGTGGATCGCGGTCGAGTCGATCTGGTCGGTCTGGCGCACGCCGAACGCGACCATCTGCGAGGCGAGGTCGGCGACGTAGGGCTGCAGCATGTGCATCGGCATCTCGGTCGCGGTGAGCAGCGCGGAGGCGAGCGCGCCGGCGAGCGCCGTCTTCTGCCCTTCGATGTCGTCGAGGGCGGGCACCTTCTTCGGGATGACCGTCTCGTCGATCACCTGGTCGGCGATGACCTTCGCGGCTTCGGGGGTCAGGTCTTCGGGCATCACCACAGTCCGATCTGTTGCAGTCCGCTCATCGCCTTCGCGACGAGCTCGGTCATCCGCTCCATGGCGTCCTTCGAGTTCCGCGTCGAACCGAACTCGGCCTCGAGGGCGATGCCCTTCCCGCCGTCCCACGACCCGGACAGCTTCCGGTTGCGGCGCACGAACACCCGCGGCATCAGGTACTTCGAGGTGCCGCCGACGCGGTCGCCGAGCCACCAGTGCCCGAACCCGTTGTCGCCGATCAGCCACGGGAGCGCGTTGGCGACCTGCAGCGTGAACGCGGTGTCGGGGTCGGTCTCGCGGCGCCGCGCGCGCAGGTCCATCACGGACGCGGCGGTGAAGGCCTGCGTGACGTTCGTGCTGGTGGTCTCGAGGTAGTGGCCCCAGCCCTGCCGCTGGGCGCGCAGCAGCAGCGGCACGCTCATGTGCGCGAGGATCGAGTCCTTGTAGATCGGGTTCAGGAACGAGTCGAGGGCGCCGCCGAGGGAGCCGACGGACACGGTGAATCCGACGCCTGCGGAGATCGCGGCGGACAGGTTGTCGCCGAGGACGTCGCCGCCGTACTGCACCAGCGCGCTGATGAGTTCGTTGACGCCGGGCATCGACTGGCCGCCGACGGTGATGCGGCACGGCCCGCCGGGGCCGCGGGAGAACGTCGACGTGAGGATGCCGGTGATGTCGGCGTCGCGGTAGACGACGTAGGGGTGCTCGGCGGCGGTGAACAGCTTGCCGGGGAGCCGGTAGCCGGTCTCGTCGATCGTCTCGCCGGTGAACAGGTCGTAGCTGTCCTCGACGTGGTTCGACAGGACGTCGGCAATCGTGCGCGTGAAGCCGGTGAGGAGGTTGCCGCCGATGCTGGTGCCCTTGCGGAACGCCGACTTGTCCTCGATGCCGACGAACAGCTGCCCCTGCCGCCAATTGGTGCCGGCACCCGGCCACGGCTCAGGGTCGCCGTTCTTCCACCGGCGGGTGACGATCTGCAGCTCGGCGTCTTCGAGGATCGGCGCGGCCACGTCGAACCACGACGTGTTGATGCTGCCGACGATGAGCGCGAGCGGCGCGACCGAGTCCCCGAAATGGCGCGGCATGATCACGATCTGCGACTCGTGCCACAGATGGAGCAGCCCGTCGAGCGCGCCCTCGATCGTCCAGTTCGCGGGGTTGAGCAGCTTCATGATGCCGTCGACGTTGATGTTCGCGAGCTGCAGTCGCGGCATGTTCGCGGCGAGGGTCAGCAGCAGCCCGTGGTCGGCCTGCAGCGGGAGCATCCACGCCTTCGGCTGCTGGATCAGGCTGATCGGCAGGAACGGGTTCCCCGCGGTGTGAATGTATTTGAACTCCTCGGTGTCTTCGAGGAAGTCGATCGTGACCTCGTCGCCCTGGTCGCTGCGGGTGAGGGTGACGCCGTCCTTGGGCTTCATGCGCCCGGCGATGCGGGCGCCCATCGTCTCGATGATGACGTGGATGTTGCTGGTGCCGCGGGCTTCCTCGTCGAGCGCCCAGAACGCGGCCCAGGTGCCGCGGCGGTCGTCGAGGTCGATCGGCAGCCGCAGCTGGATGGTGCCGGTCTCGTTGACGATCAGGCCGAAGCTGCCGCCGAGCTCACCGTAGACGCGGCCGCGGAAGACCCAGTTGCCGTCGTACAGCTCGATGACGGGGCGGTCGTAGGCGCGCTCGATGCGGTAGTCGCGGAGCTCGCGCGCCCACTCGCGGAAGTCGGCGTGGTCGGTGCCGGTGTACGGCTCGGCGTATGTCGCGGTCGTCATGCTGCGGCCTCGAGTCCGCTCTCGGCCGACCAGAACCGGCGCATCGACAGCGACGCCTTCGCGCCGGCCGGGCCGCGGCACACCACCGGCATCAGGATCGGATCGTCGGCGGTGCCGGTGTACTGCGGCACCGGGTAGACCGGCTCGACGCCGTTGAACAGGCCGGCGGCGTTGGACAGGTCCGCCGACACGTACGTGTCCATCAGCGGGTCGGACATGATCGACAGCATCTGCGTCAGCTCCGGGGTGACGATCATCCGCGCGGCGTCGGACCCGATGGGCCGGTTCCACTTACGCTCAGCGCCGTTGAACGCGAAGTCGGGGAACTGCCACTCCTTCGCCGGGTCGAGCTCCCACTCGTTCCACAGGTCCTGGTCGGTCGGGTTCCACACCTCGAACCAGCCGGTGTTCGGCGCGTAGTCGATGGCGACCTTCTTGCCGAGGCCTGTGAGGTTCGACGCCGAGCCGGTGAGGATGCCGTTGGTGCCGACGGCGAACACGACGAGGTAGTTCCCCGCGGTGCCGGTGACGGTGACCTTCCCGGCGCCGACGTTCGGGAGGGCCTCGAGCGCGGACTGCACGGCGGCCGGCGCGGCGTTGTACGCGATCCCCGTGGTGGTGTTGCCGCCGAACGTGAGGGGGAAGGTGCCGCCCGTCGCGGTGATCTTGACGGTGAAGCGGTCGTCGGGGTTGGTCCACGCCTGGACGTCCTCGATGCCCTCGAACATCGGGTTCACGGCGAGCGCGACCGCGACCGCGTGATAGGCGTCGTCGATTGCGGCGTCGAACCCGTCCTCCGTCTGGTAGGCGATCTGCTTCGACAGGCGCAGCGTGAGCGACCGGCGGCCGCTCGGCCCGTCGTAGTGGTACCGGACCTTGCGGAAGTTCCCCGGTGTGCCCCACAGGCGTTGGAAGCGCGGCCGGGACGCGGGCGTGAGGTGGAACGGGAGAGTGAGCTCGCGGATCGGGATCGAGTCGCCGATGATGCGGCCGCCGGGCGCGAACGCGGCGGTGACGGTGCGCGCGGTGAACGCGGCGTCGTAGATCCCGTCGGGTTCGGTGTCGAGGATGATGTCGCCCTCGAGGAAGTCGTCGTTCGGTGAGGAGACGACGACGGTGTCGACGACTTCTCCGTGGAGGAGCGACTCGAGGGTGATCGTTGCAACTGGCATGTCAGAACCTCGAAAGCTTGGCTGCGGCACGCTCTTTCTCTTGCCGCTGTGCACGGATGAATGCGTCCTCGGTGTCCCGGGCCGCGATGTTGTAGACGACCTGCCCGCCGGCCGGGAGCTTCTTCCCGGTCTGCCCCTGGACCGTCGCCATCGCGACGTCCATGCCGCGGCGGGCGATGTCGGTCCAGTCCAGCGAGAACCCGACTCGGCCGCCCTCGGCGTACCCGGGGACCTGCCCGGTCGCGTTCATGCGGTCGAGGAGCCCGGGCGCCTTGCGCTCGATGGAGCCGCGCGCCCACTTCGAGAGCACGAACTCGTCGGCGTGGACGATGCCGGCGATGTCGTACTTGCCGCCGGGGCCGGTGTGCCCGCCTTCGGCGTACCAGCCGTTCTTCTGCCAGAACTCCCATGCCTTGGTGGGGTTCTCGTACCGGTCCTTGAGGTACTGCATCATCCCGCGCGCCTGGACGTCGACGGGGACGTTGCGGTTCTGGCCGCCGAGGTACTTGTCGACGTTGCCCTTGCCGAGGAACTGCGCGAAGCCGTAGGCGTCCGAGCTCGGGTTGCGGGCCTCGGGGTCCCACGCGGCCTCGTTGTTCTCGATGTTCACGAAGTCGGGCCACATGGCGTCGGTGAATCCGGCGGCGCGGAACTCCTTGTAGACCGCGTCGTAGATCGGCTGGCTGCCGCCCTTGTACTTCGCGGGCGGCGCCGACAGGGTGCTCGTCAGGGTCTCGGTGGCGGGCTGCGCTGGGGTGGCCTGCTGGCCGGTGAGGGGCAGCGCGCCGCCCGGCATCACCGTCTTGCTGTCGGTGCCGGTACTGGGGGCCGCCGTGGCGGGCGTCGTCGTCTTGCCATCGACTGCGCCGGTCAGCGCGGCGAGCGGGTTGCTCCCGTCGAACAGCGACTTGCCGTTCTTGTCGGAGACCTTGATCCCGCCGACGAACTGGCCGAGGCCCTGCATCCAGCTCGGGTTGTCGGGGATCCCGAAGACGGAGAGCAGCGACTTGATCTGGCCGCCGACGAAGTGCTCGCCGATGAATCCGGCCCACCCGGAGATCGTCGTCGGGTAGCTGCCCGACGACCCGGACCCCGTGCCCGTGCCGGTGCCCTTCCCGTCGCCCTTCGCGGCCTCGTACGCCTTCTTGCGGGCGTCGGTGGCGGCCTTGAACTTGGCGTCGAGCTCGTCCTTCGCGGCGTCGTAGGCGGCCTTGTCGCCGGTCTTCTTCGACGACGCGGTGTCCTTGTCGTCGGCGAGCTGGTCGCCCTCGTCCTTGAGCGCGTTCGACGCGGCGGTGTAGGCGTCGGCGAGCTGCTTGAGCTTGTCCTTGTCGCCCTTCGCCGCGTCCTTGTCGTTGCGGTACTGGGCCGCGAGGTCTCGCTTGCGCTTGGCGAGATCTCGGGCTCGGTCGGACAGCGCGGACGAGCCGCCGCCGATGCCGTACTTCGCCTTGAGCGCGTCGAGCGCGGTGTCGTACTCGGCCTTGGCGGCGGCGGTGTCCTCGTCGTACTTGGTCTTGAGGGCGTCGCCGGTGAGGCCGGTGTAGTCCGCGACCGCGGTGCTGGTGGTGCTGGCGGCCGCGGAGATGGGCGACGTGCTGGTCTCCGCGCTGGCGGCCGCGGGGTCGTCGGCCAGACCGGTGGGAACCGCAGTCGAGGGCGCGCCGGCGCCTCGCCCCTTGCCGAGGATCACGTGCAGGTGGTCCAGGTGGTTCTGGGTGTCCGAGCCGCGGGAGTCCATCGGCTTCCCGGTGTCGAGCGACCCGCCGTAGCCGAAGCTGGCCTGCTGCCAGATCACCCCGTTGAGGTCGATCGCCGCCGCGTTCTTCTGCAGGAACGCGAGCACCGCGTCGCCGAGTGCCTTGCCCTGCGCCGTCCCGTAATTCGGGATCATGATGTCGATCGCGTTGCCCGAGCTGTGCTCGCCGTAGCCGTCCTCGGACCGTCGGCCGCCGATCGTGGTGATCTCGGGCCACTTCTTCATGATCAGGGTGCGTAGGTAGTCCGCGCCGGGGTTGAGTCCCTCCGCGGTCTGCACGCGGCCGCCGTCTGCGTAGCCGGGGACCTGCCCGGTCGCGTTCATGAAGTCGAGAAGGCCGGGGTTGGTGCCCTCGATCGCCGCGCGGGCGCGCTTCGAGAGCACGAACTCGTCGGCGTGGACGATGCCCGCGATGTCGTACTTGCCACCGGGGCCAGTCCAGCCGCCCTGGGCGAACTCGGGGATGTCGGGCACGCCGAGGGTGAATCCGTCGTAGCCGACGGGACCGACCTTGAACCCGGGGATCTTGAACTCAATGCTGTTCCACGCCCGGATGATCCAGTTGATCGCGCCCTTGAAGGCGTCGCGGATCCCGTCCCACATTCCGGTGGCGGCGGCCTTGATCTTCTCCGGCAGGCTGGTGACGAAAGTGACCATGCCGTTGAACTTGTCCCGGACCCCGTCCCACACCGCCTGGGCGACCGAGACGAGCCACTGCCACTTCTCGCCGATGTTGTCGATGGCGCCCTGCAGGAACGGCCACGCCGTGTCGGTGAACCACGAGACGACCGCCGACGCGGCGTCCTTGATCCAGTTCCACGCGCCGGCGACGATGTCGCGGAACGTCTCGCTGTTGCGGTATGCGATGACGATTCCGGCGACGAGCGCGGCGATCGCGGTCACCACGATGCCGATCGGGTTCGCGCTCAGCGCGGCGTTGAGGAGCCACTGCCCCGCGGTCCACACCCGGGTCGAAGTGACCATCGTCTTGATCGCGGTGAGCACCGCCGGGCCGGCCATGATGAGCAGCGCGCCGCCCGCGACGCCCGCCGCGATGCCGAGATCGCCGAGGAGCTGCTTGTTCTCCTGGATGAACCCGATCGCGGAGCCGAGGCCTTCGACCAGGCCGGTCTGGATCCCCCGGCTCAGCGCGGTCAGCTTCGACTGCGCGGTGTCGTTGAGCGTCTCACCGAGCTGGTCGGCAGCGCCCGCCGTGTCAGTCATCGACTTCGACGACCCCGACAGGGCGGTGAGGAACTGCGGGACCTTGTCGACGCCGAGGTCCTCGAGCGGAGTGCCGAACAGAGCGATCGCCTGCTGCGCACGCTCCGCGGGGTCCTGGATTGTGAGGAGGCCCTTCGCGATCTCCTGCATCGCGGCCTGCGACTGCGGGCCGCCGGACGCGATGGCCTTCGCCATGGCGTCGCCGTCGACCTTGATGGCCTTGAACGCGGCCGTCGTCGACTTCGACCCGTCGGTCGCGCGGATCGACAGTTCCTTGATCGCGTCGCCGGTCTTGTCGAGCGCGATCTTCCCCTGCGGCGCCATGTCGACGATGAGGCCCATCGCGGCCTCACCAGACAGGCCGAACGTCTGGAAGTGCTTGCCGTACTCGTTGAGCACCTCGGGGAGCTCGCCGCGCATCGCGGCGGGCACGCGCTGCATCGCCGCGGTGAGCATGTCCATCGCCTGGGTGCTGTCCTTCGCGAGCCCGTTCGTGATGAGCTGCGACGCGGTCTGCGAGGCCTCGGCGACGTCGATGTCGAAGACCTTCGCGAGGTTCAGGGCGCGGCCGGCGGCCTTGTCCATGGCGACTTCACCCTCGGCGCCGAGGGTGGGGAACGTCGTCGCGACGGACTCGACGGCCTTGGTGACGTCCTCCATCGAGGCGCCGAACCCCTTGCCGTACAGCGACGCGGCGGTCTTGCCGTACTCCTCGGCCAGCGGCCCCGTCGCGCCGAGCGAGGCGTTCATCTTCGCGGTGGCGCCCTGCATGTCCATCGCCGCGGAGGCGATCTCCATGGCCGAGCCGATGCCGGCGGCGGCGACCGCGAGGTTCTTGAGGTTGCCGATCGCGCCGCCGGCCTTCTGGCCGACGGTGTCGACGGCACCCGCGAACCGGCGGGTCTGCTCGCCCTCGTTCTGCGCGGCGTTGGCCGACTCTGCACGGGCGGTCGCGAGCCGCTGCCGCGCCACCTGCAGGTCGCGGGTCGCGTTCTCCTGCTGCCCGAGCGCGGCCGTGTGGTTCCGCTGCGCCGATGCGACCTTCTCCTCGGCGGCGGCGAGTCGCCCGGCGTCGGTGACACCGCGGTCGCGGAGCGCCTGTAGCTGCTGCTCGGCGACACGGACCTTGCCCGCCTGGTCCTCGACCTTCTTGTTCGCCGCGACGATCTTCGCCGACGCGGCCTCGACCTTCGTCTTGGCCTGGTCGACGCCGGCGGCGAGGTCCTCGCCGAGGCTGCGGCCGGCGGCGCGACCGATGCCGGGGAGGACGCTGCCGAGGCTGCGCTGCACCGCCGCCGAGACGCCGTCGAGGGACGGGATGATCTGCAGCGTGGCGTACCCGATGGTGGTCAACTCGGCCCCCTCCTGTTCCTGTACCTGGTCTTGAGCCGCCGGAAGCGGTCTTTGAGTTCGCTGGTGCGCGCGGCCTTCTGGGCGGCGCGGGCGCGCGCTTCCATGAGGGCGCGCACGGGATGATCTGGGGTGCTGTCCGCGGTGCTGTTCGCGCGGACGATGATCGCCCAGAGGTCGGCGAGCAGGTGATCGGTCTGCGACCACCCGGGGTGGCCCTCGTTGAGCGCCCGGACCAGCGAGGAGCCCGGGCGCTTCAACAGGTCCGTGATCAGCACATCGAGTCGGCGGGGCGACAGCTTGCCGCGGTACAGGCCGAGCAGGTCAATGCGGTAGTAGTGAAAGAGATCCGCCTCGATCTCGTCGCCGTGCTCGGTGAGCAGGAGCGCGAGGCGGACTAGTTTCCCGCCGCCTCCTGGATCAGCGCGCCGATCTGGTTGAAGTCCTCGGCCAGCGGGTCGGTCTCGAGGAAGGCCTCCCACTGCTCGTCGCCGAACAGGATCCGCGTGCCCTCGAACTCGTCGCCGCGCTTGAACGCCATCAGCGCCTTGAGCGGGACCTTGCCGCGGACGGGCACCCGCAGCTCGAGGCCTTTGTACTCGATGTTGACGAACCCGCCGTTCGCCTCGGCCTCGCGTGCCGCGTCGGACTTCTTCTTCTTGTGGTCCTGCGGCTGCGGGGCGTGGGCGGGGATCTTGGAATCGTTCTCGGACATGGCTGTGCCTCCCTCGGCATCGTCTCCCTCGGCAGGAGGTGGTGAAGCCGGCCCGCGCCGCGCCGAGGGAGGAACCTACGGCGCGGACCGACGATCACGGGGTCAGGCGACGGTGACGGTGCCGCCCGTGCCGGTCGCCGACACCGGGCTGATCGGGCCGGTGAACTTCGCGACGAGCGGGCCGCCGGTCGTGCCGGTGACCGTGACGCCCGGGGTGGGGAGCGCCTGCACCGACGGGACGGCGCGCAGCGCCGACTGCAGCGCGGCCGCGGTCTTCGTGGTGATCGCGGCCGTGGTGTCCGCGCCCGCGGTGACGGTGTACTCGGTGACGCCGGCCGCGATGGTGAACGTCTTCTCGACGTCGTCGGTGGTGCCGTCGATGACGATGAAGATGTCGCCGGCCGCGTCGGTGGTGTGCGCGATCTCGATCTCCGCGGAGGCGAGCTCGCCGTCGATGATGCCGCTGTGGCTCTTGAGCTGCACCGGCGCCTTCGTCAGGGAGCACCAGACGATCTGGCCCTGCGTGGTGGCCTCGTCGACGTACCGGTACAGCACGAAGATCTGGACGTCCTTGGGGGCACCGATCTTGTTCGGTGCCGAGCCGGGGAGCACGATCTTCCGCACCACGGGGTTGGTCACCTCGAGCGCGGTGAAGCCGGTGGACAGCTTGCCCTTCTTGAACTTGACGCGGAACCGCGGGCGGCCGAACGCGTCGTACTCCTTGAGCTCGCCGGACGGCGTGAGGGGGATGCCCTTCGCGGCGTCGATGAGCCCGACCAGGTCCCAGCCGAGGGCTTCGAGGTCGTCGTCGGGTCCGTCGGGAATGAGGCTCTCGTCGATGGCGGTGCCGGCGGTGGCGAGGTAGATCCACACCTCCGCCTCGTCGGGGATGAGTGTGGCGTCGGGATTCTCGGCCATGGGGGTTTCCCTCCTTCAAGGGGATAACGAAACCCCCACCGGCGGTGGGGGTCAGGGGACAACAGGGAAGGGTGCGGCTACTTGAGCCGCACCTCGACGCCCGCCGCTGCTGCGGCGCGCGTGAGCACGCCGTCGGCGGCCTGCTGGTAGGCGGGCACCGACACCGACGCCGCGGCGCGGTCCGTCGTGTACGCCTGCACTTCGGCGTCGGGGCCGGCCTGGGCGGCGATCTGGCGGGCGAGCGCGTTGATCTGCTCGGCCGCGATCTGGTTGAGCACCTCGGCGCCGCCGCGCTTGTCGAGCTTGAACTTCGGGTCAGCCATCACAGGTCCTTCATCCGTGCCTGCGTGGTGATGAGCACCGACGCGAGATAGGCGCCCGTCGCCTGGTCGCGGGCGTCGAGCACGGCGCCCGCGTTCTTCGACGTGTGGGCGATGCCGGGCGGGCGTCCGGCGACGAGCCGTCCCGCTGCCTCGGCGGCGAGGTCTCGCACCGTCGTCTTGTCGGCGCCCCAGGCGGTGATCCGCACGGTGTGGATCGTGCGGACGGGGTACTCGGCGGGGCCGCCGTCGTCCGAGAGGATGACGCCGGGAGCGCCGCCCTTCGGTGTCCAGTCGGTGGGGAGGGTCGCGCGGACCCATCCGGCGGCGGGCATGTTGGTGCGGAGCCAGTCGCGCATGGCGGGCATCGGGTCGACTTGGACGCGGACGGTGGTCATCGGTCAGCCCTTCCCGCGGGTGACGATGAGGACCCAGCCGGTGAGGTCCGGGTCGCCCTCGTCGGAGACGAGTTCGAGGGGGTCGCCGATGATCCGCCACCCGGGCAGCCCGCGGACCGTGAGGGTGACGCGGTGGTCGACTGCGGGCGCGCCGGCGGGCAGGTAGATCGTGAGGGTCTGCGCCGCCGCGTTGCGGTCGACGGCGATCTGTTCGGATCCGCTGCCCGACTGGACGTTGCAGTTCTCGACGGTCCAGTCGCCACCCGGGATCGGGTTCCCGTCGTCGTCCTCGCCCAGCGAGCGGGCGAACCCGACGGTCTCGGTGCCGAGCATCAGTAGTCCCCGACCGGGAAGTTGTAGCGCGGCTCAGGGTTGGCCGGGAGGCCGAGCAGCTCGCGGTGCCACGGCAGCAGCGTGAGGCTGCCGCCCGCGGCGGCGAGGGTGCCGGACTTCGCCCGCGGGCCTTCGGTGCGCCCGTACACGAGGTGCCCCGCGTAGGTGCCGGTCGTGAGCGCGGTCTTCGCGATGTCGAGCGACACCGTCTTCGCCGCCGGGAGCCGGTCGGCGGGCACGTCGCGGGTGCCGTAGGCGAGTTCGAAGGCGTCGCGGATGAGCACCGCGGCCGACTCGAGGTAGGAGCCGGCCGCGGCGTTCTCCGCGGTGGTGAGCGTCCGCCACTGGGCGGCGAGCTCGCCCGGGGTGGCGAACGCGGACATCAGCCGCCGACCTTGGCGATCAGGTCGACCTTGCTCATCTTGGCGACGGCCTCGGCGTCGAGTCCCTGCGCGACAGCGTAGGCACGCCAGTCGTCGACGGGCGCGGCCTTCTTCGGCTTCTCGACCTCTGCCGAGATCAGGCCGGATTCGACGGTGCCGACCGGGCCGTCGGTGTCGGGAGCCTCGGCGGGCTGGTCGCCCGTGTCGGTGTCGGCGGGCGGGGTGTCCGCACCGCCGTCCCCGTCGGAGCCCGAGGCGTCGTCGTCCGAGTCCTCGGCCGGCTCATCCTCGAGCGGCGCGAGCGCGCCGGCCGCGAGCAGCCGGGCCTCTTCCGCACCGTCGACGTCGACCACGTCGCCCTGACGGTGCCGGATGGTCTCAACCTGCCGCTCGCCGCGTGCGCCGCAGGCGTCACACACGGTGGTGTGATCGACCTCCTGCCACCACTCGAGGGCGGCCAGCCGGTACTGGGTCACGGGGTCACCAGCCCGGTCAGCCAGATCGCGGCCTTCGGCTGGTCGAGGCCGAGGGCGCGCTTGTGCGAGGCGTCCGAGCGCCACGTCTCCCGCGCGCCGCCGTTCGGGCCGTTGCCCTCCGGGTAGAGCGAGGTGAACTGCAGCGGACGGGTGTCGCTGTAGAAGCCGACGGTGCCACGCTCGAGGATGAGCGCCTTGTCGATCGGGAACGTCCGGGACTGGATCACGTTGAGGCCGAGGAGCTGGCCGGGGATCGCGCCGGTGTAGGCGATCGACTCGCCCGCCACGTTGCCGTTGAACACCTTGAGGATCTGCTCGTTGTCCATCAGCGTGGCGAGCAGGCCCGGGTGCACGACGAGGGTGTCGGGCTGGAAGCCGTAGTACTCGTCGGCGGTGGCCTCGGCCGGCGCGGCGGTCGAAACCTTCTCGATGGCGCGGACGATGTCCGTGCGCGGCTTGCCGTTCGTGGTGTCCCACCCGGCCGACACAGGCATGGTCGGCACCGCGTTGGACTGCAGCAGCGCCTTCGCGGAGCGGTCGTTCGCGCGGATGAACGTGTTGCGCAGACCGGTCATCTGCTTGTTCACCGCGTCGACGTTGTTCTCGTCGATCATCTCCTTGGAGACGCGGATGCCGAGCGCCTTCTTCACGGCGAACGCCGTGCGGGGCAGACCGAGCTCACCCGTCGCGACGGGGATCTCGCCGAACTCGGCGATCTCCTGGACGTCGCGGTCGAGGAACGTCGGATCGCCTTCGCGGTAGGCGACGACGCCCGCGGGGTTGGCGCCCGCGTTGCGGAACAGCGCCTCGCTGATGAACTGGTTCTCCATCAGCTCCTTGAGCTTCGTCGGAACGAAGAGGGGCTGCTTGATGAGGTCGGAGACGGTGAAGCGCGACCCGTCGGAGACGCTCACGATGCTGGTAGCCATGTGCGTGTTGTCCTTTCGTGAGGGCTCAGGCGAGCCGGATCAGGCCGGTCGCGTTGGCCGCGACGCCGGACTCTTCGGTGCAGACGCCGACGATGGTGCGGGCGTCGGGGGTGGCGGCCGCCGGGGCGACGGTGCCGGTCGCGGTGGCGACGAGCTTGTCGCCGAAGTTCGCCGCGGCGCTGTACTTCACCTTGACCTCGGTGCCGGCGTACGCGACGGCGACGGACGTCGGGATCGGGACGGCCGAGACAACCGGGCGGCCGAGCGCGTCGGTGGTGTTGGCGGGCGGGAAGCCCTCCGGGGCGACGGCGTCGGTGAGCGCGACGCCGAGAACCTTCGCGGACCCGGCGGCGGCGACACCGATGCGCCCGCTGCCGCGGGCCTCGACGAGCTGGCCGCCGAGGATGACCTCGCCGCTGGCCGGGACGAAGGTGCGGGGGCCGCCCTGCGTGAACTGTGCGATGCCGGACATGATCAGACCTCCCAGGCCTTGTAGACCGCGTTGTCGCGGACGTCTTCGGGGGCGTCGGCGACGTCGACGCTGTGGCCGAGCTCGCTGACGGGGAACGCCGACGAGGCGGCGAGGGTGTCGAGGACCTTCTTGGTGCCCTCGTAGTCGCTGCGGGCCATGCCCTTGTACGCAGCCACGGACGGCTTGCCGATCTTCCCGGCGCGGAACGCGGCGTCGACCATGTCGTCGGCGCGCTTGACCTGCTCGGCCTCCTCGCGCTGGCGGGCCGAGGCCATGAACTGCTGGACCTGGTTCCACTGCTCGGCGTCGACGGTCACCGTCTCCGGGGCCTGCGTGCCGGTGGAGGCGGCGACCTTCTTCTTGGCCGGGTCCTCCTCGGGCGCACCTTCGGCCGGGGCGGGGTCCGCGGGCGCGGCCTCGGTGCCCTCGTCGGCGCCGCCATCCGCGGCGTCCTCGCCGGCGTCGGCCTGCGCCTTCTTCACGAGCGCCTCGAGGGCGGCCGCGAAGGTCGCGTCGTCGGCGGCGTCCGTGAGGCCGAGCACCTCGCGGAGCTTCGCCTTCTGGTCGTCGGTCAGGCCCCCGCCGCTGGTCGCGTCGCCGGAAGCCTCGGCGGCAGCAATACGCTGAGTCGCCATGGTTTCTCCTTCTGTCGTGGCCCGCTGCGCGGGCCGGGATTCAGTCCGCGACGCGAACCGAAGCTTGGATGCGGCGACCTGCTGGCCGCCTTCGCTGGCCGCCGGTGCGGCGACGTCGTCGTAGCGGACGACGACGGGCACCGGCTCGCCGAACGTGATCGCGGCGTCGCCGTCCTGCTCCGGGTCGACGGTCACGGCGATGCGCGCGCGGGTGCCGTCGGCGTCGTTGACGACGATGAGCTGCAGCGGCGCGAGCTGGATCTCCTCGATCCACAGGTCGTAGTTCTGCTCGCGGTCGTAGTAGGCGCGCCGGATGTCCTCGACGGTCGCGGCCGCGGCGATGGTCTTACCCATGGCGGATCCCTTCATCTGGGCGGGCAGGGCGGGCTGGTAGTCGTCGGCCCACATCGCGGCGATGTCGTCGAGCGGGGCGAGCGACCCGATCGCGGGCTCGGTGATGCCGAGGAGCGCGAGGCCGGTGATGACGAACGAGTGGACGTGGCCGACGGCGCAGCGGTGGTTCCACTCGCCCTCAATCGACCGCGACGGGTACGCCGACGCGAGGATCGGGCCGAGCCAGCCGGGCATCCCGGTCAGGTCGCCGACCAGCGAGCAGGCGTTGCGGACCGACAGATTCGTGATCCGACCGAACGCGGGCTCACCGTCGAACCGCGGATCGGTGTGCCCGAGCTTGATGATCGGATCGCGCACCGCGGGGCAGTCCATCGCGGCCACCGCGGCGGTCAGGTCGTCGCGAGTGATGGTGGAGACGCCCGTCGAAGCGGACCACTGGCCGGTGCGGGCGAGCTCGACGCCCGGGACGTTCGACAGGGCGGGCCGCGCGGTCACCACAGCGCGCCCTGCCCGTCGACAGCGGCGGATCCGGTGCGCGCGAGCGGCTTGCGGGGCGCGCGGGACGCCGACACCGCCGCGATGGGCGCTTCGGCACCGAGCGGCGCGAGCTCAGGCGCGGACGGGAGGCCCATCCGCTGCTTCATCGACTGCGCGAGCACCGAATCCGGCGACAGCACGCCCGCCTGGACGAGCTGGACCACCGCGGCGGCCGTCGCGTCCTGCTGCGAGCCGATCGCGTCGAAGATCAGGCGTGGCGCAGCCTCGTCCGGACCCCAGTTCACGTCGACGAGGTCCTCGATGACGTGCGCATTGAACACGTCCCGGATCATCTCCGCGTGCGTGTTCGTCGACTGCGCGAACACGTCCGCCTGCACCGATGCGAGCGCGTACGAGCCGCCGCCGGCGAGGTTCAGGAAGTGCGCGAGACCGGCGATCGCGATCATCTGGTCGTGGTACTCGATCGCCCGTGCCGTGTCGGGCATGTTGCCCTGCACGCCGAGGAGTTCGAGCTTCGCCTCGTAGGGCAGCGCGGCGCCGGCCTGCTCGCCGACGCGGTACGCCGACGCCATCTTCCGCAGCTTCTCGAGGTCCTCGTCGCTCGCGTTCGGCGCGCCGGTCGCCACCGGGACGCCCATGCCGTTGCGGCGGATCGACGTCGCCTGGATCCGCAGGAGCTCGTCCTTGAGGAGCCAGTGCTTGAACGACGGGCGCAGCAGCGACCGGCCGATCCAGAACCCCGGCTCCATGTCGCGGGTGTAGACCACGAGGCGGTCGACGGGGATCTCGCTGGGCGTGCCCGACGCGGCACCGGCGTACAGCACCGGCCCGCCGGTCGTCGGCGCCCACTGCTGGATCGACAGGAGCGCACCGGATTCGGCGACGTTCCACTGCGAGATCGTGCGCTGCGGGCGCGGCGCGAGCTTGTGCAGCCAGATCATGCCGTCTTCGTCGGTGCGGTAGACCTGCTCGAACACCGCGTGCCCGTACTGGTTGCAGGTCAGCGCCCACATCAGGTGCTGCGGGAAGCTGAACCGGCCGCGGGTGCGCGTCGAAAGTGGCTCATCCCCCGCACCGTCGATCGGCAGGCCGAGATTCTGCGCCACGAAGGCGGTGACCTCGTCGGAGGCGCCGCCCTGGGCGATGCGCCACGGCGTGCGGCGGATCGGGAGGCTGATCGCGGAGAGCAGCGAGCTCACACGAGAGTCCTCGCGCTCCATCCGCGTGAACGTGCGCACGCTCGCGGGCCACTGCAGGTCGGGGACCTGCTCGAAGGCCTCCCACTGCGAGAAGCCGTTCGCCGACGGCGGCACCACCATGCCCTTCTCGCGGAACGCGGGCGTCGCGGGCTTCGGCTTCTTAGCAGTCTTCGTCATTTCGGCTCACCTCCCCTCTCTCAGTGCATGTGTCAGAACGCAACGGTCAGCAGGTCGACGCCGGAATCGCCATCCGCGGTGGCCTGCGGGACCTGGAACGCGGGCGAGGCTGGTGCGGCCTGCGGTTTCGACGCGAACCGCAGCACGCCCTCGCGGGCGAGCATCGCGGCGACGATCGGTGCCGACTCTGTGGTGGCCTCGAAGACGAAGTCGCCCTGCGGCAGGTCTCGGAGCGTCAGCCCGCGCGCCGCGGTGTCCAGCAGTGGCTGCCCGGAGTGCGAGATCACGGCGTCGTCGACGTCGTCGAGGAACCCGCCGCACGCGCCCGCGACCTGCGGGGTGTTCAGCAGTTCCGGTTCGATGCCGGCTGCCTGCAGTTTCGGCACGATCACCTTCGCCAGGCCCTTCGCGTCGAGCACCACGGCCGCCGGATCCCAGTCGGTGACCACCGCGGAGACGTAGCGCACGACGTCGTCGTGCGACATTGGCCGCCACGAGCCCAGTTCGACGTGGATCCGGCCCGCGTCGGTGTGCTGGCCGGCGACGATCGCCCAGTGTCGGCGGTCCGGCGCGAGCACGAGCCCGATCACGGGGCTGCCGACCGGTACCGGGGCGTCGTCGCGGCGCTTCCCCCACGTCTCCGGGTCGATCGCGGGCTTCTTGTCGAGCTCGTCGTCCGGCCAGTCGCCGCGGCCGAGGGCTTCGACGTCGTACGACTTCCGGCCGGCCTCCGTGGAGAGGTCCGCCTTGATGTCGAGGAGCTTCTCCTCGGTCTGGATCACCCCGTAGCTGGGGTTGGCGTACATCGCGGTCGCGATGTCCTCGCGGTCCAACTCGCCGACGGCTGCGCACGCGGCGCAGCAACCCGGATCGTCCGGCGCCATCCACTCGAGGAACCCGAGCCGTGACTCGCCCGCGAGTCCGCGGCGCCGAACAGCAGCCAAGACCGCGCCGTTCGGGTGCTGGTCCTGGTTCACCGCCGACGAAGCGTAGATGCGCTGCGGGTTCACGGCCGCCATCTGCGTGAACGCCATCGCGGCGATCTCGCTGTCGGTCAGGTTGTAGGCCTCGTCGTAGATGATCAGGTCGATCACCGTCAGGCCGCGGCCGGCGTCGGCCGAGCGCGTGCCGAAGCTGATCAGCGCGCCCGTGTCGAGCTCGATCACGCCCTCGCCCTGCGAGCAGGTCTGCCGCACCACGTGCTTGCGGAGCCACGGCCGCCGCTTGATCAGCTTCATCATGCGGCGCCAGGCATCCCGCGCCGTCTTCCAACGCTGCGCGGTGTACAGGATCGTCTCGTCGAGTTTGAACAACCCGTACAGGCACCGGTCGATCAGGATCTCCGACTTCCCGTTCTGCCGGGTGCAGATCAGGCACACCGTCGGGTGCGTCCACCGGCCCGCAGGCGTGGTCGACATGATCACCTGCTGCGAGAGCCGCTGCCACGGCATCGACTCGACACCGACGCGGCGCTTCAACTCGATCGCCTTGTCGCCCATCGACGTGTCGCCGGGAGTCACCGAGAGGTGGTGCGGCTCCTGCCGCCCGGTGAGCGTCGGGAACAGGTCAGAGATCGGCGAGTCCATCGTTCTCGGGCTCCTCGGCGCCGTCACCCTTGCGCTTCGCGATGTCGGCGAGCAGCCGCTGCAGTGCGCCGGCCTGCTGCCGGGCCTCCGACAGGACGTTGTCGACCTTCACCTCGACGACGTCGTCGCCGCGCTCGATCAGTTCGACGATCCCGTCTGCCTGGATCGCCGCGTGCAGCCGGTCGAGACGGTCCTTGATGCGGCACGCCTCCTGGATCAGCGCCGTCAGGTCGGCCGGGTCCAGCTCGTCGTGCAGCTCGACCCACAACGCGGCGCCACCGTCACCGAATTCGTCGTCGAACGTCACGATCAACCGCACCTATCCGCCCAGGCAGGGCACGTTTTCCGATTTCGCGATCGCCCGGCGTAAAAAAATCCCTGGCTACCGGGGCAGTCAGCTCGGAGCCCCCCTTCGAGATTTCAAAGGGGGGCTTGTGGTTCGGCTACCAGGGCCAGGGGAGGTGGCGTGGCGCGAGGCCGTCGTCGGCGGGGGAGGTGTCGCCGATGGGCTGGCCGGTGAGGGCGGGCCGGAGGTGGTCGCGGCTGCCGTCTTGGCGTTGCCGGTTGCAGGTCATGTGGAGGAGCCGGTCGGCGCGGTGTCCGCCGTGGGAGCGGGCGAGGCTGTGGTCGGCTTCGAGTGCGGCGCCGTCGAAGTTGCGGGCGGGGTCGCGGTACATCGGTCCGTTGCACCACCAGCAGTGCGTGCCGTCGCGGTGGTTCGCGATGAGGCGTCGGCGGATCTGCTGGTGCTGCCAGCCGAGGCCGCGTGCCGTCGTGGTCTTCAAGGGCGTGCTCCCTTGCGGGTCCTGAGACGACGAGAGCCCCAGCGCTTGGCGCGTGGGGCTCGGGTTGGCGGTTGGCGGTTGGTCCAACTCTCCGCCGACGCGGCTAGCGTAGCACGGGCAGGGCTCAGTGCAGGTCATGGGATTTCGGTTGTCATCCGGTGCGGCTCGCGAGGGCGTCGAGTACGTCGCCGCAGCGGTAGAGGGTGTGCCCGCGTCGGTCTTGGCCGTGGGTGGTGATCCGGTAGCGCGCGAGGTTGCGGATCGTCTTGGTGGTGACCTTGATGCCGAGGCGTGCCTCGACGACGTCGACGAGCTCGGGGGCGGTGAACAGGCGGCCGTCGAGTTCGCCGTCGATGCGCTGGTCGTTGTCGGCCCGGGTGGTGACTACGCGTTCGCATTCGCGGCAGGTGATCTTCTCGGCTCCGCGGCGGGCGTACAGGTCGCCTTTGCAGACCGGGCACGCGCCGACGTAGCCGGGCTGCTCGTGGCGGTCGACGACGCGGCGGGCCTGGGCGATGGCGTAGCAGAGCTCATCGAGAGCCTGCGGGCCTTCCGGGGTGAGCGCGAGCCCGGTGACGTGCCGGGCGGTGTTGAGCCAGCGTGCGGCCGCTGAGACGCCGAGGCGGCCGGGGTGGGTCATGAACCGCTTGGTCGTGACGTGCGTGATCCACGCGTTGAGCGTGTTCGCGAGGACCCACTCGACTTCGGAGGCGAGCCAGTGCATCGGGAGCGAGGAGTCTTCCTCGGTGCTGCCCTTCTTGGCGCGCCGGCTGCGGGGGCCGGCCGGGTGGCTGGTCTGGCCGGTGACGGTCTCTTCGAGGGCTTCGGCGATCCACTCGATGACGGCGTCGAGCTCGGCCCTGAGCTTGGCCTGTTCGGCCGTGCTGAGGCTCATGTGGTCGGTGGCTGCGGGCATCCGCGTCAACCTCTCTGAACTGGGTGGACGGAGAACTCCGGGTTCTGGGAGTCGCCGTTGAGTCGGTCGCAGCTCGCCTCTGCGGCCGCGAGGGACAGCAGGTCGGAGATGCGGTGCTTGCTGCCGTTGGGGAGCGTCCGGACGACGAAGTACAGGTCGGTCAGCACGGGATGTCCTCCTCGTCGGTGGCGGTCCAGGTGAGCTCGACCCAGAGCGCGGCGGGCTGGCTCTTGGCGGGCGGGTGGCCGACGGCGCGTTGGGTCATGTGGTCGGGGGAGTCGTCGGCGACGATCGGCCAGGCGGGGCCGGTGTCGCGGCCGCTGTGCCCGTGGAGCGCGTCGAAGATCGCCTTGCATCCGGCGAGACGGTTGTCGTCGTCCCAGATGCCGCGCGAGTCCGCAGGGCGGTGGTGGACGGTGACGGTGACGTGGTCGAGGCCGGTGGGTGCGCCGGCGCCGCGGGCGCGGACCATGAGCTCCCAGCGGACCTCGCGCCGGATGCGGTTGGTGGCCGACCAGTGCAGGCGGTTGTTCGGCGACTCGGGCGGGCGGGTCATGGTGGTGGTGAGCGTGATCGTTGGCACGATAGGGCCTTTCGTGGTCAGGCGGCGGCGCGGCGCTGCAGGTCGGCGTGGACGAGGCGGGCGAGGCGGTCGAAGCGGTCGAGGATCCACTCGCGGCGCTGCTGGTCCTCGGGGGTGCCCCAGTCGGGGTTGAACTCGAAGCCGTGGCCGGCGAGCGCTTCGGGGTCGTCGGAGGCGAGCCACAGCGGCTCGAGGCGGCTGATGTCGCCCGCGTGGCGTGCGGTCTCGACGATCTCGCGTGCCTGTTCGGCGAGCGCGGCGCGGGCCGCGGCCGGGTCGGTCGCGATCGCGGTGGCGCGGGCGGTGCTGGCCGAGAGCGCCTTGGCGGCGTCGTCGATCAGGTACGGCAACAGGCCCGGCTTCGCCTTGTCGCGGTCGCGCCACTGGGCGAGGGCGGTGCGGATCGCGGCTTCGGGGACGTCCTGGGCGAGGGCGGAGGCGACGTGGCGGGCGAGACCGTCGATCGCGTTGCGCGAGAGGCGCCCGACGATCTGGCGGACCATCGTCCGGATCGCGTCGGTAACGACGGGCCCGCCGGGCGTCGGGGTCTCCATCGGGTCGGGCGGATACGGGATGCCGTTGCTGAACCGTCCGTCGTTCGGGTCGCCGTCGCGGCCCTCGCGTATACCAACGCAACTACTACTATCTGATGGTCCCGCGCTGACGCCCGGTGTAGAGCTGTCACCGGGCGTGGATACGGGGGAATTGACGCGGGTAGCAGGCGTGGGCGCGGGTGTTTTGAAATCACTACCAGGCGTCAGCGCGGGGGAATCCTGTTCTACACCAGGCGCGTACGCGGGTGTTTCATCGTCCACACCGGGCGTGAGTGCGGGTGTTTCTGCGCCCGCCAGGACGCCCAAGGAGTACACGGAGGCGCGCCGCCGACCGCCCCCGCGAGCGGTCTGAACGATCACTCCGCGGTCCCTCAGCACCCGGATTGCGCGCTCCGTCGTCGACACCGCGAGGCCGGCATCGCGCGCCACCGCAGCGGCCGAAACGAACGCTCCCGCCCCCTCGCCGTTGCTGTTGTTCCACACGGCGATCGCGCACGCGTACTGCGCCGCGCTGAGCCCCTTGGTGCGGCCCAGCGCCTTCATCCACGCGAACTTGTCCGCCTCGCTCATCTCGAGCCCTCCGTTCCGATGTGTCCCATGCGCGCCTGGTGCGGCGCCCAGCCGAGCCGCAGGTGACCACCCGCGGGCCCGGTACGGTTCTTCGCCGCGATCACCTGCACCTCACCGCTGTTCGGGTCGTCCGGGTCGTGATGCAGCAGCAGCACGACGTCGGCGTCCTGCTCGATCGCGCCGGACTCGCGCAGATCGATCAGCGAGGGCACCCGCTTCTCTCCCGCGGAGCCGCGGTTCAGCTGGCAGGCGATGATGATCGCGAGGTCCAGCTCGACGGCGAGCACCTTGAGGGCGCGCGACATCGAAGCCACCTGCCGTTCGCGCGCGGCGCGGCTGTCGGTCTCGCGGAGCAACTGCAGGTAGTCGACGAACACGACGCGCACGCCGTGACGCCGCTTCATCCGCCGGCACACCGTCGCGATGTACTCGGTCGAGATGTTGTGCTTGTCCACCACGAACAGGGGCAGAGTGGCCTCGTGCTCGGCGAGGTAGGTGTCGACGGAGTCCTTGTGCCACTGGGACAGGCGGCGGCGCTGCAGCTGCGTGTAGTCGGCCTGCGCGCCCGCGGCGATCATGCGGGCCGCGACCTCATGCACCGGCATCTCCGCGGAGAACACCAGCGCGGGCACGCCGCACTCTGCCGCGTACTGGGCGAGGTTGGCGCCCATGATCGACTTGCCGGCGCCGGGCCGCGCGCCGATCACGTAGGTGCGGCCGCCCTGCAGCCCGTCGGCGATCACCGCGTTCAGGTCCGGGAACGGCGTCGGGATCGGCTGCGACAGCGGGCGGGCCTGCCGGTCCCGCCACGCCGCGACGGCCTCGCCGAACGTGAGCACGTCGTCGCCGGTGCGGGTGTCGGCCTCGTCGAGGCGGCGCAGGTGCTCGCTGAGCAATTCCGACGTCGAGCCCGCGTCCTGCCCTGCCTCGAGGGCGAACATCGCCGACTGCAGGGCGCCGCGGAGGCGTCGCCGCTCGGCGAGCTGCCGGACGGTGCGCGCGGCCTCGCCGGCCTGCCGGTCGGTGGCGGTGCGCATGTCCGCGAGCTCGAGGCGGCCGGTCAGCACGTGCTGGCGCAGCTCGGTCCCGGTGAGGGAGACCTGCTCGAGGATCCGGGAGCGGGTGCACAGCTGGCCGGCGTCGAGGATGGCGCGCGCCGCGGCCCACAGGGTGCCGGTGGCGGGGTCGGCGAAGTCGGACGGTGCGACGCTGGCGAGCAGCGTCGGATCGGGGTCCGCCAGCGACAGACCCCGGGAGAGCAGTGTCAGCTCGGCCTCGGGGTCGTCGAAGGTGTAGTCGCGGCGGTCCTGCAGTGTGTCGCGTGGATCGTCGCGTGCGAGTTGGTCGATGGGCTCCACGTGCTACCGGCCCACCATCCGGTCGATCTGCTCCTGGCGGCCGCTGTCGCGCCACCACGCGTTCCACGATCTGTCGCGCGAGGCCTGCAGCTGCCGCTCGAGCGTGAGCTTCTGATCGATCAGCGCGAGCCGGTCGTCGTCGGACAGGGTGAGGTCTTCGAGGTGCCGCGAGAGCTGCATGTCCCGCTGGATCATCACGGCCTGCTCCGCGGTTAGCGGCGGCACATCGGGTACGTCGAGCGCGCTCATCTGTCGTCCCCCTGCTGCTTGATCCAGCCCGCCTCGCGGGTCGCGGTCTGCGCGATCGCCCTGCCCAACTGGCACAGAACGTTCAGCGGCATGGGTTCAGGAGTCGACAGCGCAGGGGCGCGGCGGGTCACCCGAAGGCCGCCAGAACCGTGGGCGATCAGCCCCCATCCGGCGGGCAGGTCATCGCGCACGATCCCTGCATCCGGGACCACGAGATACCAGCGGTAGCAGTGCTTCCGCCACACGTCCGCCTTGCGGGGATCGCGCAGCTCGGCGAGCCAGTCGGAACGTGAGACTTTCACCTCGAAGCCGATGAGTTCGTTCGACGCGTACGTGTCGAGCACGATGTAGTCGGCGATGTGTTGCGCGAGCCCGTACCTATCGGGGTAGCGGACGTGGGCGGCGCGGACGTATCGGTCAGCGTTCGTCCCGACGCGGATGCGGGTGTACTTCTCACGGAGCAGGCCGAGCATCTTCGCTTCGTTCCATCGGGGTGCATCGGTGTGCGGCGCCTCGGGCACATCGAACAGGGCGGTCATCGGTTGTTCGCCTCCTCTGCCGTGTCCGGCTTCGCGAAGGCGTCGCTGAAGTGCCGTCGGCGCTCGGCGTCGGCGCGCTCGCAGTCCGTGGCGTATCGCTCGTACGCGGCGCGGTCGTAGACCTGGGTCACGGTGACGGCGTCGGCGTCGATCTGGACGGTCACGCTGCGGACGATCTCGGGCGGGCAGTTGCGGATCAGCTCCGCGATCGGGTCGGCGCTCACGATGCGCCGACGATCTGGTCGGCCGCGGCGCGTAGGACCTCGGCGAGGCTGTCACGCACGCGGTCCTCGTCGAGCTCCATCTTGATCTGCGGGATGTCGCCGACGTCGATGCCGCCGGTGATGTTGACGGGCAGGTTGCTGGGGGCCTCGATGGTCGCGATGTTCGTGCCGTTGAGCGAGATGTCGATCGAGAAGATCGCGGGGATGCTGGGGAGCGGCTCGGCCATGGTCAGTTCTCCGGTTCGGTGTAGACGGTGGGTAGGCGGCGGTGCTCGGAGGCGGCGCTGATGCGGATCGGGCCGCCCGGCGTCGACGAGAGCTCGGTGACGATGCCGGCGATGCGTTCGCGCGGGCCGCCGGGGCCTTCGAGGAGGATCCGGTGGGGCACTCCGAACGAGCGGGTGAACCGGCCGTCGATCTCGACGGTGAAGCCGGTGACGGTCTGCTCGTAGCTGACGACGTGCGCCAAGCGGCCCAGGCGGACCGGCCTGCCGGCCTCGGTGAATAGGCGGACGGTGAGCCGAGCCGGATCCACGTCGGGCACGGCAGGCACGGCGGGCGGCGGATCCTCGAGCCACGCGGCAGCGCCGCCCATCGCCGCGACAGTCTCGGCGGCGGCGTCGAATGCCGGCCCGAGAGCGGCCATTGCTGCGGAGATCATCTCGCGCAACAGCTCCCACGGCGGCGGCATGCGGATGACGTCCCAGGCATCGTCGTAGATGACCAGGTCCGAACCGTAGCCGCGGGGCGGGATGTATCCGCCCCGCGAGTAACCCTCGGCATCGAGGTTGGAAGGCGCCCAGTGGACGTGGTCGGTGTGCTCGAACGCGCGGCGGAACCCGACCGGGCCGGGCACGAACGAACCGGGGCAAACGACGCGCGTCGTGTCCTCGTCGTACCGGTACGACTCGTCGTACAGGCCCCAGTCGCGCATCTCCTCGATGCGCTCGGTGATCGCGAGGTGGTGCTCGTCGCTGCCGCAGTGCGCGCACCGGGGCTGGCCGATGCTGTAGTCGTAGCCGGTGCGCTGGTCGTACCGCGCGAGCTGCTCGTCGACGATGTCGGTGATCTCGTCGCTGGTGAGCGCGCGGTCGATGCTGGCGATGACGCGATCGGTCTCGGTGTTCACGCCGGCACCGCCTGGGGCTCGGTGTCATGGAACGTGAGCGTCTCGGTGCGGCCGTCCTGCAGCGTGATCACGAGCGCGTCGCCGTCGAGTGAGTGGTTCAGGCGGGCCTCACGGCACCGGGCGATGCGGTGCTGGCGAATGTCGGCCGCGGTGTAGCCGGTCCAGCGGTGCACGACCACGCTGGCGACGGTGCCGTCGTCCCAGCGCTGCACGGAGCGCAGCCACGCGGTGGCGCCGACGGTGCGCGCGCCGGCCCCACTCATCGGCCGGCCTCGAGTGCGGGCGCGTCGGTGATGAGGTCGTCGGCGATGCGGTACCGGACGACGACCCGCACAGCGGCGACGGCGTTGCCGACCATCGCCTTCTGATCCTTGACCTGGACCTGCGCACCCGCGGGCAGGCCGGCGGTGAAGTCGCTCAGCTCGTCGATCGTGGGCCGGTTCTTGAAGGCCCGCTCGAACGTGACCCACGAACCGCTGATGTTCTGCTCGGTCATGATCTGCCTCTCGTGTTCTGGTGGCGCGCTGCGGAGCGCGGGGTGAGGCCGCTGCGCGTGACCGCGACGGGCACGCTGCGGCGCATGGCGTTCTTCGCGGCGCGCACGTCGTGGATGTCCATCCAGTAGCGGCGGCCGTCCCACCGGCAGTGGTCCTTGAAGGCGCCGTCGCGGCACTGGGCGCGGATCCACTCCTCGGAGTGGTTGCCGAAGACCTTCGCCTCGGCGAGCTCGCGCGGGGACATGAGCCGCTCGTCGTCGAGGGTGCTCATCGGATGCCTCGCAGGTGCTCGCCCGGCTTCGGTGCGCGCCGCTGCGCCGCCTCGACGGAGGCCACCGCGGCATCCGGGTTCTCGATCCGGATCGCGGTCGTCACCGTCGTGCCGGCGCCGGTGATGTACCTGCGGATCACCTCGGCGTTGGCGACCAGGTCCGCCGCGCTGGGCTTGGCGCCGGTGGCCTCGGCGAGGTGGATCGCGCGGTCGACGGCCTTGAGGCGGATCAGCTCGGCGGGGGACATCAGGTTCCTCTCGTAGCGGTGCGGGCCGGTCATGACGCGACCCCGAGGCGTTCGGCGGCGGCCTGGACGCGCTCGAAGTCCTCGCGCCGGCCACCGCGGTCGGGATGAGTGGCCTTGACGGCGCGGCGGTAGACGTCGCGCCACGACTCGTCCGGGGCGCGAAACGCCCCGAACTGGAGGAGCACGTCCTCGGCGTCTGCGGTGCTCGACGGCGCGGGCCCGGAGTCGAGCTGCCGCCAGCCGGTGTACTGCTCGTGCCCGGGCGTGATGCCGTAGCGGTCGATCTTCCGGAGCGCCTCAAGGACGAGGGCGATCGCGCGCAGGTTGTCCTGCCAGTCGACGAACCGGTCCGACGGGAACGACAGCGTGCCCTGCGTGGCGGTGTCGATAGTGAGGATCACGCCGGGGTGCTCGGGCTGCGAGTTCGCACGGGGGAGCCCGTCTCGGAGACGGAAGTCCTGCTCGCGCATGGCGATTTGCAGCACCGCGGCCGCAGGCTTGCCGGGCGTGCCGAGGTGCCGCAGCTCGTCGGTGAGCAGCTGCAGTGTCGCCGACCAGCGCGCCGAGAACGGTGAGCGGCGCCGCGGCGACGTGAGCGCACCGGGCCACGCCTCGATCGGGCGCAGGGTGAGGCCGGGCGGATACGTTGCGGGCATCAGTTGACCTCCTCGGTGGTGCTGGCGGCATCGGTCACGTGGTCGAGTTGCGGCCAGATCGCGACCAAGGCGTCCGGACTGCTGCCCGTGTGTGCGGCGTGCGGACCGTCGTGCCCGGCAGGACGGCTGCAGATGTAGCCGTCCCAGGGGTCCTGGCGCGATGTGCACATCACGTCGTCAGTGGCCGGTCGCAGCGTCGCCTGCGTGAGCAAGTCGTTGATGTCGCCGGGCATCGGCGGCCGCAGGGGAGTCGGTGCGTTCGCGACGTCGGCGGGGAAGGCGTGGCCACCGGGGTGGCTGGCGGAGCGGACGCAGCGGCCGCTGACCGCAGCCATCTCGCAGCGTGCGGGCTCGGTGCGGATCAGCCCGGGCGTGACGGTGCCGACCATGCTCGGCGGCCGGTCCTGCTCGAGCTCGAGGTCGAGGTACGCGCGCGGGGCGTCGACGAGCGCCAGGCGGTAGGTGGCGCCGCGCCACCGCGCGAACACGCGCTGGTCGTGCTCGCGGAGGAACTCCTGCACCGCGGGCCGATCGTCATGCCGGATCCGCAGCAGCACGCTGCCAGCTCGAATGGACACGGCCGTCGCGGAGACGTCGACGTGGAACGGCTGCCCGAACGGGCCGCGCAGCGCCCACAAGCTCAGCAGATTCGGGTTCGGTTCGACACGCTGCGCACGCGCCTCGAACGCCTCCGCGGCGCCGATCCCGGGCAGCTGCTCCCACGGGCACGGCACCCGCTCCTGGTGATCGACGCCGTGGTGGTTCAGCGCGATCGCCGCGCCGGCACGGGCGGCGGCTACGACGATGGTGTTCAGCTCCGGGTCATCGAGGAGGTCGGTGGGGATGTCCTCTTCGATCAGCGCAATCCGGGCGGCCTGGAAGGCAACGTCACCGAACCAGTCGGAGAGCGGACGCAACTCGTTGATGCTCATGCCGCCCCCAGCACAATCTGCGGGTCAACCTTGCCGCGGCCGGCCTGGTTGTAGGCGTCGACGATCACGCGCACCACGCACTGCCACTGCTGGCCGTCGTGGATCTTCCGGGACTCGACGGCGCGGGCGTGCAGCTGCGTCGGGGTGACCTCGACGAGGGCGTCGACGAGGCGCTCCTCGTCGAGCTCGTCGGACCGCAGGATCTCGAACAGGCCGCGGACGATGCCGGCCTTCAACCCGGCAGGGTCGCCCGGCCACAGGTCCGTGATCGACGCGAGCGTCGCGGAGAGGAACTGCGGGTCGCGGCGGTACGCGGCCTCAAGCGCGGAGAGGCAGCCGAGTGCGTTGGTCGCACCACCGGGCGCGACCTTGAGACCCACGCCTTCGGCGATGCGGTCGATGCCGAGCACGGTGTCGTCGCCGGCCGCGCGCCGGGCCTTCCATCGGTCCCAGGTCGACAGCTTCTTGGTGGACAGGTCGATGTCGCGGAACAGCGCGGCCTCGTCGGCCACGGTCAGGCCGGTGTGGACGTTCGCGGCGAGGTGCGTGGTGGCGCCGGCGTGTGAGGCCGCGGCCCACCGGTGCTGGCCGTTGACGACGGCGTACCGCGGCGACTGGTCTTCGCCGCGGTCGGCGACGTCGAGGACGCCGACGAGCCGCGGGTCCCACGTCGCGCCCATGCGGTGCGCGCGGCGCTCGTCGAGCTCGCGCTGGTACGACCGGTCGACGAACATCTCGGCGACGGGGATCGCTGCGGTGTAGACGTTCTCGCTCATGATTGCTCGTCTCCGTGGCGGCAGGCGCCGACGGCGTGCGCGAACGTCGGCAGCATCTCGGTGCCGAGCACGCGGACGGCGGTGCAGGCGGCGGCGGGGTCGTCGTAGTGCACGTCGATGTCGATGCGGTTGATGCCGTCGTCGGTGACCACGTCGATCCGGCACTCCTTGACGTGCGCGAACTGCGGGGCGGGGGCTTCCCGGCGGGCACGACGGCGAGCGATCGCGCGGCTCACGAGATAGGTGGCGGCGCAGGCCGGCACGCCGCTGACGACGGCGCCGACCACGAACGCGAGGATCTGCTGCATCATCTTCTGGCCTTCTTCGGTGGCTTCTCGGGTTTGGTGGTCTCGTCGAACGACTTCCAGAGCTGGGCGTGGGCGGCGCACAGGCGCAGCTGCGTGCCGTCGGGCATGGTGCGGACCATCCGGACGTGGAGCCGAGGCCCGTACGCGCCACCCGACTCGTGCTGCGCTGCGAAGCACTCGTCGCACGTGGTGCGCTGGCGCGACCCGGCGTACTTGGGGCGCCACGTCTTCGTGGACAGGTACGGCGCGCGCTGGAACGTCTTCGACAGGCGCCGCTCGAGCTCGCCCGTCTGCATCGGGGACACGTACGGCGCGTTCATCGCTGCGCCTTCCGCGCTTCGAGGCCCGCGGTCACGGCGTGATCGGCGGCAACTTCTATGGCGCGCTCGGCGTGCCGACGGTGCAGTGCCGCAGCCTGCGCCGCGGTCTCGGCGCGTTCCGCCGCCGCCCGGGCCGCGCTCATGCAGAGCACCTGCATGACCACGGCCAGGGCGATGAGGACGATCAGCGCGGTGATCACGGCTCAGCCTTGATCGCCTCGGCCGCGCGCTCGCGGGCGTCCTCGACGAGCTCGACCACCCAGGCCGGCGGGGGAGTGGTGTCGTCGTGCGTGAACGCGCACTGCCGTGACGTCGCCCCCAGGTTCCCGTCCCGCTTCATCAGCGGGCCCTGCACGATCACCGTCCACGCGCCGCCGTCCGCGTTCCAGAACCGGACGATCCCCAGCTCGGGCCGGAACTCCTCGACCCGGCCCGGGCCCGAGAATCCACGGGTCGTGGCGGTCAGCGTGAACGGCTTCTGATGGCCGTCGTCGGCTTCGATGTCCGACGGATCCAATGCGAACCGGATCTCGATGTCGACGTTGCTCGACGGGGTGACGATCACTGGTCGACCGCCTCGGTGTCGACGGGCTCATCCGCGGCGGCCGGCGCGGGCGCGTCCTCGGCGGGCGGGTCGGTGAGCGCCTCCCGGCGGGCCGCGGTGGCAGCCTTCACCTGCTTGGTGCGATTGCTGTTCGGGTGCGGCAGCCGCGGCGCGATCTCCTTGATGTAGCCGTTGAGCTGGTCGACGGTGGTGAACTGCTCGATCTGCGTGAGCACGTCGTCGATCTCGCCGTCGGTGAGCGCGGCCGCCGCGGTGTTGCTGGCGACCTGCTCGGGCGTGCTGGCCTGCTTGGGCGGCTCGACCTCGCCGTCGACGACCTCGGGCACTTCGGCGTCCTCGAAGATCCCGCCCATGTCGGCGGGGAACGCCATGCGCCAGGCCGCGGCCTCGGCGCACTTCGAGAGCATCCACGCGGGCTGCGTCACCCACTGGCCGGTGAGCGCGGTGCCGCCGTCTCTCGTGTTCCGGGTCTGCGCGCGCTCGGAGAACGCGACGACGGCGGCGAATTCGATGCCGTCGACGGTGACGATGCCCTTCGCGGCGGCCGGCGGCTGCGAAGGATCGAGCCACACGTCGCGCCACTCGCCGTCGAAGCCGCAGTACTCGTGGCGGGGCACCGGGTAGCCGCGGCCCTGAGCCTTCGCGATGCGGTTGCCGAGGATCCGGAAGCCGTCGATGCCGACCTGGATCGTGTACTTGGTCTCCCAACGCTCGGGCTCGCCGCGGTAGCCGCCGACCTTCGTGCGGCGCCCGATCATGTAGATCTGCTTGAGGAACGGATCGAGCTGCGTGTTCGCGCAGTAGTGGAAGAACACGGCGAGGTCCGCGTCGGGCGCGTCGTCGATGCCGAGCTGCTTGAGGTGCTCGCGCTGCTCGGGCGTGAACTCCCGCTGCTGCGGGGTGATCGCGAGCTTGCTGCGGTTGGTGGTCGCGAGTGCGGTGGACATGAGGGCTCCTACTTCTTCTTGAACGGGGGGACGCTGATGGTGTTGATCTGGTCGCCGTAGCCGGGCCAGTTGCCGGTGTCGGTGCAGATCGCGTACGTGGTGATCGCGCGCCGGTTCGCGGTGCGGCCGTCGACGACGTCGTCGTGGGTGAGGCGGTTCACCGACACGAGGTGCGGCGGCTCCGTGGACTGGACGATGAAGATGAAGTCGTCCACGGGGCTGCCGAGCAGGTTCAGCAGGTCCCGGTAGAACGGGTCCTGCTGGTAGTAGCCGAAGTCGCCGGCCGCGCGAGCGAACGCGTGCGGGGAGGCGTCCGCGGCGGTCTTGAAGTCGACGACCGCGTCGGGGCGCAGCCAGTCGAGGCGGCCGCGAAGACGCACGCCGGTCTCGGGGTCGGTGCCGAGCATCGACACCTCAGGGGCGCCGACGCTGAGCAGGTCGGTCGCGGTCTTCGACAGGGACAGCGCATCGGCCATGCGTTCGGCCCGTTGCCAGTCCCTCTCGAGCACCGGCGTCTTGCCGTCGGCGTACGCCTGGTCGCGCTCCTCCTTGGCCGCCTTGGTGCGCCAGTCGGCGGCGTCGACGGTGACGATGGTCGCGCCGGCGCCGAGCACGATCTTGTGGACCAGCGTGCCGAGGTCGAATACCTTCTTCGGCGCGCGTCCGTTGAGCTGGTTGTGCCGGAACTCGGCGGGTGTCCGCGTGGCGAGCAGCTTCGCGCCCGTGCTCGACAGGGAGCCCGGATGCGCGTGGTACTCGGCTTCGGGGATGTCGAAGTGGAGGCCGTCGACCTCATCGGCGAACGCGATCATCGACTCATCCACCTCTCCGGGAAGATGCGAGCGAACGCGATCGTGCCGTGCGCGCACCGCAGCGCAGCACCGTGGGACGCGTGACTGCACTGCAGGATCGGGCCGGCGTCGGGACTCAGGATCACCGCGACGCCCCAGCCCACCCACGTCTTGGTGACCCGCAGCCGCGGGTACCGGCGGGCCATCAGTTCGCCACCCGGATGCAGTTCGCGGTGCTGCCGCCCGGCGCCCACGCGCTGTAGACGAGGTCGCCGGTGGCGACGTCGAACACGCGGCACGAGACCGCCCAGCCGGTGGGGGAGACGATGGAGGCGCCGAACCGGTCGCCCGCGTAGATGGGGCCCTGGATGACGGTGGTCTGCCCGCACTCGGTGTGCACGTACCCCTTCGGCCACGTGATCGACGCGCAGCCCTCGGTGTTGAGGACGACGGCGACGTTGCCGCCGCGGGTGTAGGCGCCCGGGGTGGCGTCGGCGGGGGCCGCGCACGAGGCGAGCGCCACTGCGAGCACGGCGGGGATGATCATTCTCTTCATCGGTGACTCCCAGCGCGCACCATCTGCGTGCGCAAGTAGTTGTATTCGGGGACAGTGAGGTTCATCGCCTGCCGCAGTCGCACGCCGACTCCGCGGGGGAGGGACGGCGCGGCCGGGTCGAACCCCCAGCGGGTGAGCGCGCGGCGGGCCGCCCGGATCCGCTGCTCGGTGATCTCGTTCGGGCCGAGGGGCCGGCCGTACTCGCTGCGGGGCCGGTCCTTCACGACGGTGATCCCGTGCTCGGCGCGGAGCCGGGCGACGGTGGCGTCGTCGAGGCGCCGCGGCGTGCCGCGGGGCGTCACCGGCCCACTCCGTCCCGGTCGCGGGGCGCGGCGCGATGCACCGACATGCCCCAGGCGCCGAACCCGATCACGCCGAGTACGACCGCAGCGCCGACGACGACGGGGTACGCGCGGAGCAGCTGCGCGAACAGGTAGACGACCGCGAACGCGATCGCCGCGAGCGCGACGAGCTCGCCGGTGTGCGAGACAGGCGGGCAGCTGGGGCCCGGCTCCTCCGAGGTGCCATCCGCGTGGGGATGGCTATGCTGAATGTGCACGCGAACTCCTTCCCGAGTTCTCGTTCAGGGCCTCCACCCGTGGCAGCGGGAGGGGGTCTACTTCTTGTCCCGATCTGACCGATGGATCATGAGGCATGTTCCACGTCGGGCGCAGCTTCGTGGGCCTCGAACAGCTCGTCCCAGTCGCGGCCAAGTCGGGCGGCGATCGCGATGGCGAGGTCTTCGCTGATCGACCGCAGTTTGCCGGTCTCGATCAGGTGGATGGTGTTCTGCGATCGGCGCACCAGGTATGCGAGTTCGCGCTGCGAGTACCGCATCGACTGGCGCCGGCGCCGGATCTGGTCGCCGCTCTTGACCTGCATCCATACCTCCCTTCTGCGAGTAGGCGGCTTCCTGCGTCGGATTGCCGTGACAGTCATCTTGCCCTCCAATGGTCGCTTTGACAAGTGGATCATGTGTCATGTTCCACTGCTTGTCAAGATGACAAGCGATCTTTTGGGCGAATGACCTGGCAGTCCCTAGCGGTAAGTTGTCACGTACCCGGTGCGCCGCGCTGGAACAAGCAACTACCAACCCTTGAGGCTCTCCCTATGGACACACCATCCACGCTCGCCGAGATCATCGATCTCGCGTCCGAGCGCCACAACGGGGCATCTGGGAGGCGCCTTGCCGAAATCGCTCAAGCCGACGGCTTCACGCTGTCGCACGCAACTGTCAACCGACTGCGCCGTGGTGACGCCGGCACCGTGTCGCAGGCGACGATCGATGCGCTCGCACACCTCGCGCGAGTTGATTCGGCAGTCGTCGTCCGGGCGGCCGATGCCGCGTCAACCGGTCGACCGCCCGAGGCGATCGTTCGGGACTACTCCCGGCTCAACGCAGATCTTTCGCGTCTCGAGATTGAGTACGCCGCGGTTCGCAACATCGCCGTCGTTCGCGCGCAGGCCGAGCTGGCTACCCTGGCTGGTGTCACGCCCCAGGGCGGCACGTACCCGCCGCTCGCGCACGAGAAGAACCGAGGACGGATCCCGCCTCCGGCCAATGACGAGGAGCGTGATCAACTCCTCGAGTTCTATGGGTTCACGCCAGCTCAGCTCGCGAAGTTCAATCTCGGTAACGGCAAGGTCCTGGTCGGATTCCTCATGACGGTCCACACCGACGCTCTTGACCGGGGCCAGCCGGACCTGTGGGCGGACACCCTGATTCCAGGGTTCGACGAGCAGCTCAAGGAGGTTGGCACCGCGTCCGTGCGCGGCGTTGGCTACCTCGCGGCGCCCGCCTGGGTTCGACGCGCTCTCGCCCGCACAGGGTGGGTGTCGCCGACGATGTTCCAGTCGCCGCGCCCGACCGCACTGGCGGTCGCTGAGGCGGAGCGGAGCCTTCACTACGACCCCGAGGGCGCGACATACTTCGTTCAAAGCCTTGACGCCCCCGTCGGCGCCGAGGGCTCGATGGGCCCGGATGAGAAGACCATCGCCCGACTGATCGAGAGCACCATAGCCGAAGCGACCGCCGCTAACCGAGCAGCTGTCGAAAACGCGAAAGCCATCGCCGGACAAGGGGTCGTCCTCCCCATCGGCAACCTCATCGCCGAGTATGAGCGCCACGCACGCCTGGTGCGTAGCCTTGGCCCCGCCGAAGTTGGGCAGTTGCCGTTCACAGTGGCCGTCAGGTACCAGTCCGCGTTCGACAACGGCTCGGTGCTCGCCGCGCAGACGAACAAGATCGAGCAGTCCGCCACCGGATCCCGGGCGTGGGGGCAGACCGCCAACACGGTCGGCAACACCATCACGGCCCAGGCCACGATTTTCGAGTCGTCCCTGCAGGTCATGCGCGCTTTCAGGGAAGCGATCGACGAGGGGGTCGCCGCGTTCGTGGCGTCGGGTGCTGCCCCCACGCCACTGCCGCCCCGCCCGCCGCAACCGACCACTATCAGCGGCTCTGCGCCACGGATCGTCGGTGAGCGCACCCGCGCCACCGCTGCTGAGATCGGGCGGAGCCTCTCGACCCCGCGACGGACCACCGTCAACCGTGAGCCTGTCGCGTCCGAGGACGAGGTGTACACGCGCACCGCAGCGGACTTCGAGGACATCGTCAGCGGATACCGGCTCGAGGCCGGCGACAGCACCGTCGACAATGTCGCGCTCGACCACACCGACATCGTCGAGACCTACCGGCGGTACGCCAGCCTGATCACCGCACTGGGCCCGGCTGCCATCATGGCCCACCTGCCCTTCGAGGTCGCCGAACCTCTCCTCACCGGGTTCGCCGGAATCGACCGGACCCTCCGGGCGATCCGGAAGATCGAAGCGGAAGTGGACTGGACTCAGACCGTCGTCTCCAACACGTTCGCCGGACAACGTCGGGTGTTGGTGGTCGCCTCGGAGACCATCGAGCGCGTGCAGCAGATCATCGTTGACGGGCTCGCGTCGGCGACAGGCATCTCGCCCGCGGAGGCGCTCGCAGCGGCCCGGAGCAGTACTCGCACACCCGGGGCGGACCTGCGGCAACTGCGCAACGCGATCGTGCACGGCGCCGCCGTCGACGTCACGACCCCTGCCCGATACGCCGGCCCCGACCTCCCCGTTGAACTCGCCGCATCGGCGGCCTGGCCCGATCACCGGCCTGTCGAAGCGGTCGACGCCGATCGGTTCCAGGCGTGGCGCGAGGCCGGCGAGCCTGCCGACTGGATGTCCTACCGATCGGCCAAAGCGCCGGACCGGCCGACGTCTACCTCCGAACTTGTATCTAGCGTTTCGGATATGCAAGCCGAACAGCTTGCAGACGAAGGCCGCCAGGCTCCGGACTTGACAGGTAACGCCCACCCGGATGGCCCGGACCGCTGGCCGAACGGTGAACCGGTCTACGACGAGCACTGGGAACAGTGGAAGGCGTGGCAGGGAGCGGGCGCGCCGGCGGGCGCCTGGGAGGCATTCCGGGCCTCGGACGCGCAACAGGCGCACGAGCTGGTCGCTCGCTTCGTGCCGGGCCTGACCGACGCTGAGCGTCGACACGAGGCCCAGGACCGCGATGCCGAAGGACCGGATGGAGAGGGGCCGGAGGGCGGCGCGTGAGCGGATTCAGCTTTGCGCGGGCCGCAGGGCCCGCGCGGAGACGTGGGGTCTCAGCGCGGGCGGTGGCGGCCTAGGCCGGCGGGCGGTTCAGCCGCTTCCGGTCGGCGAGGATCTGCTGCTCGATCCGTCGGATGTCCGCGACCTCAACGGCAACCTCGGCGCCACGAGTCTCCGAGTCCCGCATCTGCTTGTAGATCGAGTAACGCTCGAACGCAAGTTCCTCTGCGCTGCTCCGACTCACGCTGCCCTTGCCGGCGAGGACGGGGTACTCGTTGAACTGGATGAAGTCGCTGGTCTTCTGCACCCAGTCCGCCATCCGCATCTCACGCCGCCGCATCGCCATGCCCTCGGCGTACTCGAGGAATTGCGAGGTCAGCAGGTTGAGCCGCTGGAGCTCCTCCTCGGTCAAGTAGTTCTTCGCCCACCTGACGTCGTCCTTGCACACCTTCGTGCCCTTGTAACTGGTCAGGCCCATGTTCGGGGCCTGAGGGTCCGCACGCATCGCGATGATCTCGGGCGCGGTGTTCCCGGTGATCGCGAAGTGCAGTGAGTTCTGGATCTGCGCGAAGACGGCGGCCGCGCCAGGGTCAGATGCGACATAGTCGATCGACGTGGTGGCGAAGATGTCGCGGATCTGCTTGTAGAACCGAGCCTCGGAGGTCCGAATCTCTCGGATTCGACTGAGCAGCTCGTTGAAGTAGTCGGCGCCAGCGGGGTCCTTGAGGCGCTCGTCGTTCATCACGAAGCCCTTGACGAGGAACTCCTTGAGCAGGGGGGTCGCCCAGTTTCGGAACTGGATACCGCGCGGCCCCTGGACGCGGTAACCAACAGCGAGGATCGCCTCCAGGTTGTACTGCTCGATGCGACGGGCCACCTGTCGCCCCTGCTCAAGCCCAACTTTTTCACGATGTGTAACAGTTGCCGCGCGCGTGAGCTCGCCGCTCTCGTACACCTTCTTGAGATGTCGACTCACCGTCGCGACGGTGATGTCGTAGAGGATGGCGATCTCCGACTGGGTCATCCAGAGGCTTCCGTTGAAGGGGCGGAAGTGGACTTCAACGCGGCCGTCTTCGGTTCGGAAGACGAACATCTCACCTTCGGGCCCATCGGGACCCGTCTCGAGCTCGGTCAAGGTTTGCTCCTTGGTCGATGGTCGGCCCCACGTTCCAACCGCGCACCGACAGCTCTCGATTTGGAGAGTCGGCGGCCCGCTGGCTACCATCGACCAGGTCGTCCTGCCAAGACGTTGATCGACGGATCGTGTCGGTCCGCTGCACTTGGGTGCTGGCGGGGCCGGTTCGGCGCATCTCTGCATCGAACATCGCTCACTATATCGCGGCCCCCCGCAAGTGGCGGGACGCGCCGATGCGTCCCTGTGAGTTTTTTCACCCGGTCCTGTGGATTAATCTGTGGATGGAGCGTCCATCTCCGCAGGTCAAGTGAGGTAGAAGGAATTCATCCACAGGCTGGCGGGTCGGGCGTGTCGTAACGACACCGTTGTAGTTTCCCGTGAGCCGCTGCTAAGCCGCGCGGCATCGGTTATTGTCGGTGTCGTCCTGCCAAGACGTTGATCAAATCCCCTGATGGGGAGTGCCGCCCCGGAGACGCTTCGAGCGCCCGGGGCGTTGTGCTATCCAAGCCCGATTCTGCGAATAACAACGGTGTAGTTCCTGGTCAGAGCGTTTTCTTGTCGGTCGACGCGTGTACAACGTCCGGTATGACCAGAACGAACCCGCCGTGGCATCCGTGGCGCGAGGCGCGCGCCCGCGGGCACTTGCGGATCAGCTTCGACGCGCCGTCGGCGGTGCGAGGCCGGCACGGGCGGGACGGTCGCGTCGAGCTGCACCCGACGATGACGCAGGCCGAGCGCCGGTCCGCGCTCGCGCACGAGCTCGTCCACGACGAGCGCCAGGTGTACCCGCGCGACGTCGTGCTCGCGGCGAAGGAGGAGCGCACCGTCGAGACGATCGCGGCGCGGCGGCTGATCGACCTCGAGCGCCTCGTCGAGGTGCTCCGCTGGACCAGATACGCCACCGAGGCCGCTGAGGAGCTCTGGGTGGACGTGCCGATGCTCCTCGCGCTCATCCGGTCCCTGACCGACGACGAGCGGCTCTGGATCAACATGAGGGTCGAGGAGGGGCCGTGCTGA